GTACAATATATTTGTGAAGGGGTACACCAAAAAACAATGGAAAAAAGACCCAAAAGAGCTACCGACAAGCATAATAAGAAGGCTTCCTATAAGAATGTCTTTTGAAGATAATTACTACGAAGACACGTATTCAGGAATACCAATAGGCGGATACACACAGATATTTGAAAACCTATTATCAGGCATAGAAGTACGCCTAGATACTGATTATTTTAACAACAAGGACTATTTTAACGATATATGTAAGAAAATCATATATACAGGCCCCATAGATAGATTTTACTCATATATGTACGGAAAGTTAGAATATAGAAGCCTCAGATTTGATACTATAAGACTAAATATGTCTGATTATCAAGGTGTTGCTGGTATGAATTATACTGATGAGGAAGTGCCTTTTACTAGGATAGTAGAACATAAACATTTTGAATTTGGAAAACAAAAGAATACTGTGGTAACATTTGAGTACCCAGAATCCACAGGAGATCCATATTACCCAATAAATGATGATACTAATAACTTGTTGTACCAAAATTATAAAAAGATGATGGACAAAGAGACAAAATACATCTTTGGTGGGAGGCTTACAGACTACAAATATTATGATATGCACCAAGTTGTGGCTTCTGCTTTACATAAAAGCCAGAAAGAAAATATTTATAATATATGAACAACTATCAAGTTTTTATTTCTGGGGATGCTGCTGGGCCATTTGACATATACTACGACAGTATATCAGTTGGTACTCAGTTAGACACTGGTGTGTCCAGAAGTAATCTTTTGACAGGCTACAACGTAACAGGAATACCTTCATCAGCAAATAGCATAATAGTATTTAATACGGACTCAGGATGTAATAACTATGTTACCTATTATATAAAACCTCCGACTGCAACTCCTACAGTCACCCCTACACCAACCCCAACCCCTACTGTAGTAGTAGATTGTTCTCTATCTGGAGGGTCTGTTATAGAGCCGACACCACCGCCTACCACAACACCAACAGTAACAGCTACCCCAACACCAACAGCTACACCAACACCAACCCCAACACCAACAGTAACAACCTATACGCTTAGTATATATGCTAAATTTGATGTAGAAGATGCACCAATTGACGCTGTTGCTGTATGGACTTCTCCAACTGGAGACCCTGGTAGTTGGACTAGAAGAGGATCGGCATTAGCATCTAATTGTACTATTAAGTACTTAGCTACGGTTGCCCCAGGCACTACAGTGTATTATTGTGTTGCTGATGGATCAGATGAGACTCTTGTGTACTATACCGGTGTCTCTACTACCGCCACTTGTCCTGCTAGTGTTGGCGGTAGTTCTATTTCTTCCGTTACTGTTAATGCTAATACTGATAGGGCTTTAATCTGTGGAAGCGCACAGGTCTAAACATAATAATAAAAATAAAAAATGTCTACTAAATCAATAACAGTAACAGTATCAAGTATAGGAGCCTCAGCAGGACCTTTTAACATATCTGATAATGTATTAGGAGTGGTTGCAATGAATGTCACTAGATCACAGCTATTAGCAGGGTATCCTGTAAATGTAGATGTAAACGCTACTGTTATAACTGTTACGTCTATCGGCACATGTACTACTTCTTTAAACATAAATCTGTCTACTCCAACTCCCACACCAACTCCCACAATAACTCCAACCCCTACGGTATCTCCAACTCCGACACAAGCTCCTATATACTTCGATAGTAATTTTACAAATAGCAGTAATAACTGTGGAAGTGGCGGCAGAATATGGTCAAGGCTAGTAGCACCAGCAGGAACAACAGTAGAGTTTACAGTAACTTCTCAACAATTTATAACTAGTATAAACTCTGTAAGTGCTTCTATATCCGGCATATTGTACGAGACGGTGCTGCCTGCATCAATTCCAGCACTAGGAACAGTGGTAACATCTTCATACGCTAGTGTAACTTTAGCTGGAATACCAACATCTCTAACAAATACACAAGTTACGACAGTTACATCCCCATCAATAGGATACAAAGATTACATATTAGTTTACAGGACTAATAATTTAGCATCAAATTTTACAAACGGTCAAGCTACTGTAACAATAACAAAAGTAAATGGGGTATCTGTAGTCAACGGAGGAAGCCTATCTACCTCGTATAACTGTTCTGATGTCACTTATTATGATTACTCTATATCTTCTGTTGGTTATGCAAATTGTGGAGCCGCTTGTGATTCTACAGTATTACCAACAACAACAGTATACGCAACAGTTTCAAATGAAAATCTACTGGTAGCCCAGTATTTATACACTAAATCTGGAACAACATATACTTTATGGACTGGAGGAGACGGATTGTATCACAGAATAACTAGAGTAGGAAATATGGGAAATGGTTATTCTGCTGTTGTAATTCCTACAGGAAGAGTAGTATCTGTTAATACATGTACTAGTGTGAGTCCTGGAACATGTGGCTAATAATATAAAAATATGATAACTTATCAAGATTTTAAACTTAACTTTACTAATAATCACATGATTATAGAACGTACTATAAAATGTACTATTAAAGATCATGAGATGAACTATAGCTACAACCCATCTTTATTAAATTCAGGAAGCGAAGAAACTATGTTAGCTTTTGCAACAGGGTCTGATTTCATGCCATATGCAAGTGCAGTAGGGTTTTATAATGACGCTAATGATTTATTGATGGTAGCTAAGTTTGCACAGCCAGTGCCGATATCAGCAAATACAGATACGAATTTCTTAATTAGAATGGATATATAATATGTGGTTTTACAAAGGTCAGGTTATAACAGACATCTCTCAGTTTCCAGAAAATGCATACGGTTTCATCTATAAGATAAGAAAGATAGACGGGGGCAAATTCTACATAGGCAGAAAGAATCTAATATCAGAGAGGAATAAACCTCTAACAAAAAAGGAGCTATCAGAGCATACCGGTAAGGGTAAGAAACCTACTAAAAAGAAGGTAGTCTCTGAAAGCGATTGGAAGACCTATTACGGGTCTAACGCAGCTCTTAAGGTCGATGTAAAGGAGCTAGGTAAAGAATCCTTTATTAGGGAGATAATGCACATATGTACCCACAAGAAACAGATGACATACCAAGAGCTAAGACACCAGATTATAAATGGGTGCTTAGAGTCTACAAACTGCTATGTTGATAACATTCTCGGTAAGTTTTGGAGAAAAGATATTTAGTCGTATCTTTGGTTAATGGAGAATGTTCTTTCAGGACTATTAGATCAAGTATTAGGGTACGGAGAAAAAGCAACAAGAACTAACAGGAAATATCATTGCCCTTTCCCTGATTGTCCTACTCATGGAACATCAAAAAGAAAGATAGAGATCGATGTAATTACGGATTCCGAAGGTAATAATAGATGGGCTTGTTGGGTATGCGGTAATAAAGGACGCACCATAAGATCTTTATTTAGGAAAATAGGTGCCACAGCTAGCCAACTTAGAGACCTAGCTAACATAATAGTAAGAACAGATAGGGAAGACCAGGACACTGCGCAATTTGATGGCATACTTCCGGTAGAATATAAATCTTTATTGGAGATAAAACCTCACGATATACTGGCAAAACACGCCATGTTGTATCTAAAAAAGAGAGGAGTAACAGAACAGGATATAGTCAAGTACCAGATGGGGTATTGTGAAGAGGGGCCTTACGGAGAAAGAATAATAATGCCTTCTTTTGATGCTGCTGGTAAGATAAACTTCTTTGTAGGGAGATCATTTGATCCAGAAGTAAGGCTAAAATATAAATACCCACAGGCTTCTAGAGATATTATCCCATTTGAGATGTACATTAATTGGGATATACCTGTGGTTTTGTGTGAAGGAGGGTTTGATATGCTGGCTATTAAACGTAATGCCATACCGCTGCTGGGTAAGTCTATAACTCCCAAGCTGATGAAAAAACTAGTAGAATCAAAAATACAGAAAGTATACGTAGCTTTGGACAAAGATGCAATAGCAATGGCTTTAAAGCACTGTGAGACTCTTATGTCACTAGGAAAGAAGGTATTTTTGGTAGAGATGGATGATAAAGACCCATCTTCTATGGGGTTTGAGGCGTTTCTATCTCTTATTCAGCAGGTGGAGCCTCTAACAACTAATAAACTATTAAAATATAAAATGTCACTATAATGGAAAATAAATCAAACTTCCTCATCCAACTGGATGAAACTCAGTACCAAACCCCAGATATAACTAAGAAAGGGGTTGCCAAAGCTGCTACAAACATATATACCGCAGTAATGAACGGGGATATGTCTGCTGTTGACGTAGCTGTGATGCTTAAGTTCGTAGAAGAGACAGGTAAAAGTCTTAAAGAACTGGCAGACGATAACGGTAAAAATACTTTTGTAGACTTAGTACGAGAAGATATAGAGAAGAACGCAGATGATGGTAAGACTTTCAATACCAAACATGGTGTCAAGTTTGAACTATACGAGGCAGCTACAAAGTTTGATTACGAGTCCTGTGGAGACCCTGTATGGAATAGACTTAGCAAGGAGGCAGAACTGGTAAAGATGAAGATGAAAGAAAGAGAGTCTTTTCTTAAAGGATTAAAATCTACAATAACAATGAATATAATGGATCCAGATACCGCTGAGTTCCATGAAAATGTAGAATTATACCCACCAGCCAAGTCCTCCACCTCTACCTACAAACAAACGATGATTAACGGATAAATTCGATATTTATAACAGTATCGAATAAATATGCAAGAACAACATCCGTGCTACTATCCTGGGGAATTCGCACCCCCAACTAAAATGCATTTGAATGCATTGTACTGGCTATTAAATAGACCAGAGATAAGTCATGTCCATGTGGTAATAGGGAAAGATAACGGTCCGATAAGCCAAGATCAAAAGGCAAAAATGTGGGAGATGCTAATGAAGTCTAGTTTTTCACCGCAAGCCACAGTTATAAAATCAAAAGAAAACGGACCTCTTAGTGAAGTATATTCTATATTTGAAGCCAAAAGCGACAAGCCAGCTTATGTAGCACTAGATGAAAAAACAGCAAGGAATAAAAAATTGCAAAATAAATTTGATAAATTCCCTTATTACGGGATGCAACTATTACCTTCTCAATTCTTTAAATCTTCTGCAAACTTACAGCAAGCTATACAAAATGATGATAGAGCAGCAGTAAAAGGAGAACTACCTGATGATTTTTCAGATACACAAGTAGATGAGTACATGAGAATATTAAAAGCACCATCGACATTATCCGATGAGCCTCTACAAGATAAATCACCTCTAATAAATTATAAAGAAGAGTACACCAAGAAATTCAGTGATGGATTCTGGAAGAGTGTATTTGAGCCCCTTAAACAAGACGATATATGAAACTAAGAGAAATATTCCTAGAAGCATTTGATGATTGCGGCTGTTCTGGAGATACTTTATCCGAAGGATTGAGGTACCATGTAGATAATGATAGACCTCTCACAGAGAATATCTATAGACCATTCTCTAAGAAGTACTTCGACTTATTCAAAGAAGCTCGTGAACTATATAAGAAAGGTCTAATAGTAATAACTGAGGAAGAAGAGAAAATTCTATCTAATACTGATCTAGGAGAGTATGGTTATTATAACGGGGTAAAAGTTCCATTAGACTTTCCCATGAGTATGGAGCAAATACAAGAGGTGAAGCATCAAGGCAAAGACGTTGAATTAAATAAACCAAAGCGTGGTGGAAGTAAAAAGTTCTACGTATATGTACGTAAACCAGGCGGAGGTGTTAAGAAAGTATCTTTTGGAGATACAACAGGGTTAAAGGCTAAGATAAATGATCCTAAGGCTCGTAAATCTTTTGCAGCTAGGCATAAATGTGCACAAGCTAAAGATAAGACTAGCGCTGGTTATTGGTCGTGCAGACTTCCAAGGTATGCAAGTATGCTTGGGTTAAAATCTAATTTTACAGGATTCTGGTAATATGGAAGACAGGCCCTACACAGAAATATACAATGAAGGTTGGTACGAAAGAGTATTCAAAGCTGATGTAGACTCTGGAGAATTAAGGTGGCATAGGGATAAAGAGGATCGTATAATCGAACCTATAAAACAGACCGATTGGTTTTTTCAGAAAGACGGAGGACTTCCTATGAAAATAGAAGGTCAGATTCATATATCAAGAGGAGAGTGGCATAGAGCTATAAAAGGTACAGGAGATTTAAAAATAAGAATTAAAAAACTATAGTTATGGCAGATACTCAGTTAAAGAAAGAGTTTAAAGAAAGAGATGTTCAAAGGTTAAGGAACATTATCACCAAGAAGTATGGCAACTCTACAGGAGCCCAGGTAGGTTATGAGAAACAAACAGAGGATAGACTAGAAGGAGATGTGTGGGAAGATAACGGAAAGACATGGACTATAAAAGATGGTCTAAAACAAACCGTTACTAAACTAGATGAGATAAAAAAGGCAACAAGGATGCCTTTATTATGTCCAAACTGTTCTCAACCGATGAAAACATCTTTAGATAAGAAGATGTACCCAATCCACAAAACATGCTTCGGCTGTGTTGTTAGTATGGAGACTAAGTTGAAGATGGAGGGTAAATACGAGGAATACTCTAGAAACATGGTTACAAAGAACATTGTAACCCATATAGAAGAAGCATCCCAGTTCATAGAAGAGTATGCAAGAAACACAGTAAAAGAGACCTATGTAACGGAACAAGGGGATGTAGAAGAGTGGGAAGGTGGGGTAGATAAGGAAAAGTTAGTAGAAAAATGGAAAGAAGGGTTACAAGAAATGAAAGAAAGACTCGAAAGCTAAATATTTATACATATAAATAAAACATAATGAAACTCTCTGAAATTTTTAAAGAAGCCTTACTGGAGGCAAAAAAGAAAAAACCTTCTGCAGGACTGTCTAAAAAAGAAAAATCAGCGGTAGTTAAAAAGGCAAAAGCAGGTAAAGATATTGGTAAGAAGGGTAAAGGGTTTGAAAAAGTAGCTGATAAAGCTGCTGAAAAGTACGGCTCTAAGGAAAAAGGAGAGAAAGTGGCAGCAGCTGCAATGTGGAAGAACGTTAAAAGAGTTAAAGAAGGCGCTGATGGAGAAGATCATGAAGTGTCCATGGCAAAAAGTAGCCTAGAGTCAATAATAAAGTCAGCTGTAGATCTAGCTAGAAAATTAGGAGATGAAGAAAGGAACATCCCAGGATGGATTCAAGATCATATTTCTAATGCAGAAAACTTTATAGATCAAGCAGCTCAGGGATTCCATGAGTTAGGTGGAGAAGAAGAAGAAGGTGATGAGGAAGAAGAAATGATTCAGCCGGTAGATGAGAAAAAACTTACAAAAGCTGAGAAAGCTAAGAAAGAAGATATAATAAAAGCAATGGCTATGAAAGGCGGAGGCAAAGATAAAATGGGGCCAAAGCAATACGCTATAGCTACCGCACAAGCTATAAAATCAGCAGAATAGTGAAATTTATAGACATACTAAAAGAGTTGTTTGAAGAGGATGACGTCACAATAAAGTGTAAAAACGAAGAGTGTGGATGGTCGTGGAAGTTGTCCAAAGGAGGAGATGATCCTTATACATGCCATAAGTGCGGAGAGGATAATTCAGACCAAATGCTTATGGAAAAGCTATGCCCTAAAGGAAAGGCATATGCTGAACGTAGAAAAGCAGCAGGAGAAAAACACTCAGCCTATCTGATGGGCAGAGCAGTTCAAGTGTGTAAAGGTATGATAAAGGAAGAAGATTTAGAGGAAGACCTACACAGCTGGTTTAATAAAGAAGACTGGGTTAGAATAGATACTGAAGGCAATATAGCTGGACCTTGTGGAACTATGAAAAAAGGAAGTCCAACCACAAGATGTCTGCCTAGAGCTAAAGCAGAAAGATTAACAAAAGCAGAAAGAGCTGCAACATCAAAAAAGAAAGTGGCAGCATCAAAAAAAGGAAAACAATTTGTATCAAACACTGACAAAGCAAAAGTATCGTTTAAAAACAGATCAAAAAAATAATGAATACAGAACTAATAGTAGCTATAATAACTGCTGTAACAACTTCTGTAGTTGGTCCTGTAGCGGTACATTACGTAAAGTCAATAACTGATAAAAAGAAGAAAGATTCATTGTTAGAGTCTATGGAGTTTGACCAGACTATAACTGATAAACTTTCTGAAATAAGAAAAGACAGCAACAGTGATAGAGTTTGGTTAGTACAATTTCATAATGGAGGACACTTTTACCCAACAGGAAAATCTATACAAAAATTTAGCATGGTCTACGAAGTGGTATCTTCTGGAGTAGTACCTTGTCAAACACAATTTCAAAACATTCCAGCTAGCTTATTTAGCAAATCAATACACAGTTTATATAAGGGTTCTATTATATCAATACCAGATACAACTGTATCAGAAAGACAATACGAGGGGTTTACTTCGGTAATACACAGCGCTAATGTTAAAAGTGCTTATATGTTTCCTTTGTATACAATAAAAAATGAATTTATAGGTATTGTAGGGATAGACTACGTAACTAAAAAAAGAGACTTAAGAGAAAAAGAACTTACAGATTTTGATTTAGATTTATCAACAATAGGTGGAGTATTAAACAATTATTTAAAGACATGATAAAGTTATTAAGTTTACTTGAAGAATACGGCGGTGGAGAGTACATTCTCCCAAAAGATCATAAAGCTGGTATTAGAGTCCCTAAAGGTGGGGCTTGTTGCGCTAATTGCAGCTACTGGAATGAAGGAAAAGAAGACAAACCAGGTAATTGCAGCAATGAACTATATAAAAAATGGAGTGGTAATGAGAGTATTCCATATGATCCATTAGAGTATTGTACGGACTGGTGGGAGCCTAAGAAAGTAGAAAAGGCCAAATAGGTCTATATTTATATACATATGAAACCTAATTATCATTATATATTTCAAAATAAGCTGTTAGAAGCTGCTGAGATAACGCCAATCGAAACAGAATCTAACTTAGAAAAGATTCTTGCCAAATCCCCCAAAGTTACCTCTGTGCTATTAAAACTATTGACAACACAGAAGAGTAAAAATGATACAGCTTTAGAACAAATAAGAGAAACAGTATCAGATATTAGGTGTATATCTTATAAGCCTACCACATTCAGAGTCGTAATACCTAACGGTAACTACTTCGATATAAAATACGACCCGACCCCATTAGAACTACAATACCCAGAGGATTTTAAACCTTCTGATGCTTTCCAAGTAATAGCCAGCGGTAAAAAATATAATATAGTTAACAGGTCAGAATATGAACAAGCCTTAGATGCTATAAACGTATTACTTAAAAACAACCCTATAACAAAAGAACCGGAGCCAGAATCTGAGCCAGCATCAGCAGAAACACCTCCTGAAGGGGAGACTCCGCCAGAAGAAGAGATACCAACAGAACCTGCAGCATAATGGACTTAAAATATCAAAATATTAACCAAGACGTACAGGTATCTGGACAAAATATTGTTCCATACTTGCTTAATTTGGCTGAGTATATACAAAATTCAGGCATAACTATAATGCCCTATCCAAAAGTAACCATAGCAGCAACTACTGAAAATGCTAATGATCCTTTTGGAAAAACTGCTTATTACGACCCAACACAGAGATCTGTGACATTATTTGTAGCAGGCAGACACATAAAAGATGTTTTGAGAAGCTATGCACACGAACTGATACACCATAACCAGAACCTTTCTGGAATGTTTGATCAAAACAACATTAATGCATTATCCGACCCAAAGTATGCAGAAAATGATAAACATCTTTTGAATATGGAAAAAGATGCCTATCTTCGTGGAAATATAGCATTTAGATTTTGGGAAGATTCAATGAAATAAAATGAAACAGTACATTATAACAGGCATTATAGTAATAATAGCTATCGCACTTCTATACCCAGGATCTTACGATGATTCTAAATATGAACAAGCTATAGATAGCTTAAATGTAGAAATACAAATTAAACAAGATTCTATTAAAATATCTCAACTAAAAATAGATACTCTTGAACATAAGGTGCAGTTAGCCGAAGATAAAATAAGAGATAATCAAGGTAAAGTCAGAAAAATATATGAAACATATGAAATACAAATTCAGTCTGTTGACAGCTATGACATTAATCAGCTTGAGCAGTTTTTCTCAGATAGATATAAAGATACAACAGGTACCAAATAACGATACCGTAAAGCTGCATAAAGATATAGCCAAGAAGGTAGCAAAAGATTTAGTATATTTAGATGCTATCAAAATTGAGAGGCGTATATTATTAGATAATATAGATATTTTAAAATCTATAAATACTTATAAAGATTATATAATAGTAAACAAAGACGAGCAGATAGACAAGTATAAGGGTATTATAAAAATACAAGAGGATAAAGAGAAAGTATATGCTTCTAATATATCTAATTTAAAAACTGATTTAAAAAAGCAAAAGCTAGCTAAAAAACTATCTTTAGGATTGGTATTACTAGCTTTAGGATTTGCTGTTGTGAAATAAGATGTCGGATCAAGAAAAATCCATAAAAGAAATAATCAGGGAAGAGTACTTAAAATGTGCTGCTGACCCCGTATATTTTCTAAAGAAATTTGTATATATACAGACCAGTGAAGGTCGAATGTTATTCAATCCATATGTATTCCAAGAAAAGTTATTATTCCTACTTAACAAGCACGATAGAACTCTTATCCTCAAATCAAGACAGCTTGGTATTACTACTCTTACTGCTGCATACGCTCTGTGGCTAATGACCTTTAAGAAAGATCAATCTATCTTAGCACTGGCTCCTACACAAGAAAAAGCTAGAAATATAGTAGATAAAGTAAGATTTGCTTATGATAATCTACCAAGTTGGATTAAAATACCTTCAGTAGAAGACAATAAATTAACTCTTATCCTAAACAATGGATCAAAGATTAAAGCAGCTTCTGGAGCCTCTGAGAGTGCCAGGGGTTATACTGCTAATGTGCTAGTATTAGATGAGGCAGCCTTCATTGAAAATGCTGAGGATTTATGGGGATCAGCACAGCAAACCCTTGCAACTGGTGGTAGGGCTATTGTATTATCTACTCCAAATGGAGTCGGACAGTGGTTCCACCAACAATGGGTAGGCGCAGAATCAGAAGATAATAATTTCCTCCCTGTTAGGCTACCGTGGAGTGTACACCCAAGCAGAAATCAAAAATGGAGAGAAGATCAAGATAAGGAATTAGGTAAAAGAATGGCTGCACAAGAGTGCGACTGTAATTTTATATCTTCTGGAGATACCTATTTTGAAGCAGAAGACTTAGAATACTACACAGAAAGAACAAAAGATCCTATAGAACAAAGAGGCCCTCACAAAGATTATTGGATATGGGAATACCCTAAACCAGATGGTAATTATATGCTGATCATAGATACGGCTAAAGGAGACGGTTCTGACTCTTCTGTAATACAAGTCATAGATGTGTTTAGCGGATCTCAAATAGCTGAGTATAGAGGAGATATGGACACCAAAAGCCTATCTAAGTTTGCTGTAGCCATAGCCACTGAATACAACAGTGCCCTTTTAATCGTAGAAAACACAGGTTTAGGACATGCTACGATAACAGATGTTCTAGAATTGAATTATAATAATATATACTATTCTCCTAAAGGGGATACTCTAAATGTATCGCAGTACATCACCCAGATGTACAACTACGATACCAGTAAAATGACTCCTGGATTTACAACATCCACAAAAACAAGACCGGAAGTTCTACTATCTTTCAAACAATACATAAGAGATCACAGTATATCTGTTAATTCTAGAAGATTAGTCTCAGAAATGTCTACCTTTATATGGAAAAACAGTAAGCCACAAGCTCAATCTGGATACCATGATGACTGTGTAATGGCCTATGCTATAGGGATGTTCCTTAGGGATAGTGCTATTCATTATAAAAATAAAGGAATAGATATGCAAAGGGCTTTACTAAACAATATATCAAGAGTGTCAGGAGTGGGTAAAAATAATGCACCTAACCAGAACCAATTTGTGAACCCATATAACATGAATGTAAATGGTCAACAGGAAGATATTACCTGGCTATTATAATAATACTCGATATTTATATATATTAAAATGATAAATTACTAATAATTATGCCGGTAGATAAGTCGCTTTTTCCCAGGCTCAAACGTTTATTCTCCACTGACGTTGTCGTAAGAAATGTTGGAGGTAAGCAGCTGCGAGTAATGGACGTAGAGAGAATACAATCTTTCGGACAGCTGCAGACAAACTCTCTAGTAGATAGATTCACAAGGCTACATAAAGCAGGTCAAAGGATGCAGTTTAACCCAACGTTAAACTACCAAACTCTAAGACTCCAGTTGTACGCAGACTATGAAGCCATGGACACAGACGGTCTAGTATCTTCAGTACTGGATATATTATGTGAAGAAGCTACCCTAAAAGGAGACACTAACGAAGTTCTAAAGATCAGAAGTTCTAATGAGAATATCCAGAAAATCTTATACAATCTATTCTATCAGGTATTAAATGTAGAATTTAATCTACCTATGTGGATAAGGTCTATGTGTAAATATGGTGACTTCTTTTTGAAATTAGATATTGCTGAGAAGTTTGGAGTATATGGGGTAAGACCTTTATCAGTATATGATATGATTCGTGAAGAAGGACAAGATCCAAATAACCCATCATATATTAAATTCATATATGACCCAGTTGCTGTAGCTGGTGGAACCACTGCTACTAAAAATAAAGAGTCTTTTGAGAACTTTGAGATAGCTCACTTTAGATTATTAACTGATACAAACTATCTTCCTTTTGGTAGATCTTATATAGAGCCTGCAAGGAAGTATTTTAAGCAGTATACCCTTATGATGGATGCTATGCTATTGCATAGGATTATGAGGGCTCCTGAGAAGCGTGTATTCTACATTAACGTAGGTAATATACCTCCTAATGAAGTTAATGCGTTTGTACAACAGACTATTACTGGAATGAAGAAAACTCCATTTGTAGATCAACAAACAGGAGACTATAACCTGAAGTTCAATGTACAGAACATGATGGAAGACTTCTACATCCCTGTAAGACCTGGAGACAATACTACAAAGATAGACACTACAAAAGGCTTAGAGTACGCTGGTATAGAAGACGTTGAGTTCCTTAGGGATCTTATGCTAGGTTCTATGAAAGTGCCTAAATCGTTCCTAAACTACTCAGACGAGCTTAACGGTAAATCAACTATTAGTGCATTAGATGTAAGGTTTAGTCGCACAGTTGAACGTTTACAGAGGATTATAATCAGTGAATTAGAAAAAATAGCGATAATTCATCTATATGTTCAAGGTTTTGAAGACGCTGATCTTCTTAATTTTAACCTTGAATTGAATAACCCATCGATAATCTACGAACAAGAAAAGATAGCCCTCCTTAAAGAGAAGGTTGATCTTGCTGGAAATATCATGGATAAGAAGCTATTCTCTTCTGATTGGGTCGGAGATAAGATATTCCAGATGTCCGAAGATCAGATTAACGAACAGAGAGATCTTATAGCAGAAGACGTCAAGAGAACCTTCAGATATAACCAAATAGAAAATGAAGGTAACGACCCTTCTATCTCTGGAGAGTCTTATGGTACGCCACACGACTTAGCATCTGTATATTCAGATGGTGGGAAGGAAGATCCTAATCTAGATGTGCCAGATCCATACGATGAGTTTGAAAAAAACCCAGTAGGCAGACCTAAAGAGAAAGCATCTATATTTAAAAGCGATAAATCTGCTTTTGGTAGGGATCCGCTAGGTTCTAAAGGTATGAAACCAGACACTCCGTTTGACAAAACTAGGGTAGATAAAGTAAAACCGTTTGCATTAGAGTCCGCTCTGAGAGGCCTAGAAGGCAAAAGAAAAAAGAAAATTGTTCTATATGAACAAAAAGATCAAGAATCAGGGCTATTAGATGAAAGTAACCTTATTAATCACGATATTTAGTAATATTTATAGAAGATCAATATACAATGAAGCTTAAACATAATAAACTTCGGAATACCGGCCTTTTGTTTGAATTGCTTGTTAGGCAAATCACTAGTGATACGCTTAATAACAGGGAATCCAAAGCCGTGGACATTCTGAAAAACAACTTTAACAATAACGCTATTGCTAAGGAGTATAAGATATACAAGGCTCTTTTGAACAACAAGAACCTATCCGAAGCAAAAGCCAATATTGTCATAGAATCTGCTATAGAAGCACATAAGAAGCTTAATAAGAGCCTTCTAAATACTCAAAAGTATAAGCTAATATCTCAGATTAAGGAGAACTACGACATTGAGGAGTTCTTTAAATCTAAGATTGACAACTACAAGACTTTAGCATCTGTATATATGATGTTTGAGATGTACCAATCTGACAATATTGATCCTGAAAACCAAGTGAAATATAAGTTTTCCATTATGGAAGACATTTGCGATGGTGTAAAAACCAAGAGCAAAGACCCGGTATTGGAAGAATACGAGGGTTACGATAAAGGCACCAAAGCTTTAGTGTATAAGCTAATGGTACAGAAATTCAACGAGAAGTATACTCAGTTTAACTCAAAACAGAAGAAGCTTTTAAAAGAATATATAAATAATATATCAACTCCTGATACTTTTAAAGAATATGTAAATGAAGAATTTACAAAACTAAAGACTAAATTAACCAATCTATCATCTAAAATATCAGATGAAGTGAGGAAAGTTAAGCTACAGGAAGTAGTAAACATAATAAAGCCTATACCACAACACAAGCAAGTTTGTGATCTAGACTTAGAAAACCTACTTCATTATTATGAACTAGAAAAAGAGATGGAAAATGTCTAAGAAAGATATGAAAGAGATGTCTTCTACAGGCGGAGGAGCTCCAGCAGCAGATCAAGGACATGCTAATCCAGGAGAAGGAGAAGGCATGGCTACTAAATTTGGGTTTGGCGGTGCAGGTGGGACTAAGGCTAAGAGAAAAAAAGGATTAATGAAGAAAAAAGTTGCTGAGTCTGAAGATATTGACTTAGCTCTAGAATATAAAAGACTATTTAAAAAGGAACTATAATGACAACACAGCAATTATACCAAAAGGTATTGAATGAGCAAATGACTGAATCAGAATTTCTTTGGCACGTTAGGAGAAACCCTACGTACAATGATATGTTGACCAACACAATGTCATATAAAGATACTGTATCTAAATTGAAAGGAAGAGGACACATATCTGACCCCAACGCTAAATCAGAAATAAAGACTGGCTATAATTTCTTTAGTGCGTTTAAAGCACTACAGGAATCTCTTACCGAAGGTAAAAAGCAAAAACTTAAAGGTGGTAAAGGAGATAAGCTAACAGCTGATGATGTAAACTATTATGAGTTTACGAAAGGATGGAAGCATGAGCTTGAGCATACTGACGACATTGATAAAGCAAAAGAAATCGCTTTAGACCATCTTGCTGAGGATCCAAACTATTATACTCGTCTTGATATGATCGAGTACAAAGCGAAGAAAAAGAATCGTAATGATCTTCCTATTGAAATTAAAAAGAATAATTTTAAAGATAAGGAAAATCAAATGAAGAACGCCCCTAAGAAAAAAGCTCCTAAAAAGGACAAATAGGATGGGCCTACAGTCTGAAATATATGATTTCTTTAACGAAGCCGAAGAAGATCCTATAAAAAGGAAGAGACGGACGAGGGATGAAATGGAGCCTCCTAAAAAAGCTTCAAAAACATACGGATTAAATATAAACCCAGAAGGGTTAAAATCTTCATATAAGGCAGGATCGGTACACGAAATAAGATTTAACAACCTTACTAAAGGGGTACGTCAAAAAATATACACTATATATAGGTCTATTTCAGAGCAAGATTTTAAAGATCTAAAACAAAATGTAAATCCTAAAGTATCGACCTTAGTATCACCTACCAGCTCAGAACCTAATCATTACATAGACATATACTATATAACTATACCAAAGGCTAGATTTGGAAGAAGGACTGGTGCGGACCATACTTATTACATATATCTAAAAGAGGATGTAGTTAAAGGATTAACTAATGAACAAAAAGATAAGATAAAGCTAGTACTAGTTCCTATAAAAGATATTTCTGAAGGTTTAAGTAAAAGGCCTATGGACTTATTTACTTTTAATAGTTTTTTAACTGATAGAGAAAAGCAAAAACTTAAGAGGGTAAAATCAACACCTGCTACATCAACTGGTGATGAAGAAGAGCCTCTAGACGTAGATCTTAGTTTTCTTTATGATGAAGCTGACATGGAAGAACCAGCAGATGAGGAAATACCGGAGCCCCAAGCTTCTAAAACAACGGATGTAGCAGATAATTTTTCTAAAGAAGATAAAGCAGCTGCCTCTGGGTTTGTATTAGACAATGATAGAATATTAAATAAGATAAAAAACAATTATGATCTATCAAAAACAACATCAATACCAGACGCAGAAAAGAAAAAAGCAAAAGAAGAAGTAGGAAACTCTATAAAAATATTTCTGAATAAGTTGTTTGATTCTATAGAAAAAGAATCAGAAAGAGATGCTGCTATAGAGTATATAATAAAAAATAGATTAGACAAAGATAATAAAGGTGACCTATATAAAATGATAAAATTAATATACGATAATATGAAAAGCCTTAAAGAAAGTTCTTTTTTAAACGAGGAAGAAGCAAGGAAGAAGTATCTAATTAAAACCATTCCAGGAAGCAAACTAGATGGTACTTTAATTAACAGTAAAGTAGCTAAAAAGAATATTGATGATAAAGGAGAAACAGCTACAGGGGAGTATATTATAAGTCTCACAGATACTCAAGTTAGAAACTTTAAATCTGCAAAAGGTTTAGAAAGCGGATTTAAATCTATTGAAGATTATAAGGAAGAGCCAAAAGCTTCTAAAGATAAACCAGTAGATGAGCCAACTATAGCTAAAGCTGATGAAGGTCCTAAGTATAAAGTAGGGCTAACAATAGATGGCGGAAAAGAAAATGTAGCAGACATGAGTGTAGGTCAGATACTTAAATTTGTTAAGTCTGATCCTGACAATAAAGATATAGCTTTTGAAGATATTGAAGTTGGAGTACCTCTTCAATTTAACCAAAAGATGTCTGTTGGCCCAGTTAGAAAAGGAAGCATAGTATTAAAAAGCAAAAGCCCAGTAGGTCAAAAAAGTGATCTTACAAAAGTACTAACTACTTTTAGATCTGAACCCGGTAAAGAAAAAGCTACTCAAGATAAAGTAAAGGCAGAAAAGCCAGAAATGAAAACTGTTAAGCAAATGGGTAGGTTTATAAGCGTACCTGTTAATATGGGAGTTAAAATGGCAACTATAAACCCATCTGATCTAACGTACAAATATTATATAGTAGATAAAAATGATACGGAGAAGTATCCAAACGGTAGATTATTGAGAGATGCTGATGGTGGGCCTCTTGGAACCGATGATAGAGTAGAAGCTATGGAAATAGCTAAAAAAATGGGACCTGGATATTCTGTTTATCAAAAAGCAGAAATGAAAGCGAAAAGAGTGGACATAGATGAAGACTTATCTAAAGAAGATAAGAAAAAAATAGAAACTTCTAGAGTCTCTTTTATAATACAAGACCCTACAGACGCAGACAAAACATTAAACGTATCAGATACTGTAAAAAGTGCTATGTTCAATAAAGATAAAAATGAACTAATAGTAGAATTGACTAGTGCTGGAAAAGCAATGTTTGTTGGAACTAAAAACGGAAACGTTACAGGTACATACGAAGCCCCAGATAAGAAGGTTACAAAGATACAAGATACAATGGATCCTCTTAATAAAGTACTAGATAAAGTATTTCCTAGCCCTGCTAACGAGGCAATGGAATCATATATTCGTAAGCGTATTCGTGAGGCAATCAAAGAAGCCGAAGTAAGCCAGTATTGGGGATATCAAGGTAAAGATGTAAAAAAAAAGCGTCTTGAAGAGTATCTAAAGAAGTATGATTGGGGTTTTCAAGACAGTGATAATCCTTACACACACGCTAACGGCAGTGCTAAACATGCTATAGTATCTAAACTAGTACATGAACTACAAGCAATGGGCGTAGATGCAATAGCAATATTCAATTCATATGCACCAGAAGGGTATCAAGTATCAGATCTAGATCAATTAGACTATGCTTCTGACTCTCCATTAGGATCACAGCTTACACAGCCATACAATCCAGACTCTTTGACTGCTAGAGGCGGTAGAGTAGCTGAACAAGGGCCAGTGGCAACTAAAGGTCAAGGAGCTGACCAGTTAGATAGATTGGTTGCTAATATAACACCGCAGCTTAAAGATGCTATAAAAGCAAAGGGAAGTGCAAAAAATGCAGAAGGTTTAATATCTGTGTTTAGGCAAGCTAAAGGAATATCTGATGACAATAAGGACCCTAATGATGAAAAAAATGTTACAGATGAAATGATTTTCAAAAAAATAAAAGGAATATAATTATATACAACATGCAAGTACTTACAGAATACCATCAGATACAATTACCGAATCAGCTATTAGAAGCATACGAACCTGGTAAGCCTATGATGATCACAGGAGTGATTATACAACGTTCTAATGCTAAAAATAGGAATGGCAGGGTATATCCTTCAGATGTATTGAGGAGAGAGATAGATAAGTACAATGATACTATGGTAAAAGCTAACCGTGCTTTAGGAGAACTAGACCACAGTGATTCTAACGTAGTGAATCTAAAGAACGTATCACATAATATCAAGAAGATATACTGGAAAGGAGATGATGTATGTGGAGATATTGAAATACTAGACGGAGATGAGTTCCCAGCAGGCAGAATAGCCGCAGGATTGCTTCGTAGAGGCATTCCAGTAGGTATTAGTTCAAGAGGTATGGGAAGTGTACAAGAATCACATGATGGTACCGTTACTGTTAATGATGATTTTAATCTTCTTACCTTTGATTTAGTGTCCTTTGAATCAACCCAAGGGGCCAACCTAAGCCTCAGAGAAGGATATGAAGCAACTAAAAAGTCATACGATAGTATAGATAAGATAGTTAAAGATTTAATTTGCAATAATACCGGTGTTTGCCACTGCTAATTAAAAAATATTTATAAAAAGATTGGTTTTTATAATTTCTATATATTTATTATAGAAATATTCGCCTAATACTCTTTTCTATAAAGAGTTGAAATATAAAAAATCTATTGCACCTCTAATAGGCGTAAATCCAAAAAACAAATTTTAAGGAAAATGAACACAAATTTGCTCAAAGAAGCAATCGCAGATGCGGATGCTATCAAAAAAATGGCTATTGAGAATGCCAAGGCTAGTTTAAACGAAGCTTTTGATTCTAAAATCAAATCTATGCTTACTGCACGTCTTGAAGAAGAAGCTGATGACCTCGAAGAAGAATACGAAGAGGAAGATGAAGCTGCTTTATTTGAGAAAAAGAAAAAAGTTGCTGAACCTGAAGAAGATGGATCTAAAGAACACGAAGCAGGTGAAAGTGATGAGTATGAAGCAGGAGAAGAAGAAGAAGAAAAAGAAATGAAAAAATCATCTGAAGAAGACGAAGCTGACGAAGGATTCAATCTTGATGAACTATTAGCAGAATTAGAAGCTGACGAAATGGGTAAAGATGATAAAGTAATGGAAGCTCCTGAAGAAGAAGAAGATGAAGCTTACGAGGCTAAAGAATCTGAAGAAGATGGTGAAGTTTACGAAGCTGAGGACAAAGACGATGCCGAAGAAGAAGAAGCTAAAGAAGATATGGATGAAGAAATAGATATCCAAGCTCTTTTAGCTGAACTTGCTGGTGATGATGATGAGGAAAAAGAAGAAAAAGAAGAAGAAAAAGACGAAGTTGCAACTCTTGAAGAAGAGATGATGAGTCTTCTTGAAAAAATGAAGCAAGCTAAAGCTGCTAAAGAAAAGAAAGAAGATGAACCAAAAGAATCAGAAGAACTTCAAGAAATTAGACGTCAAGCTGCTGAGTTAACTCAAAAGGTTAATGAAACCAATTTGATCAACGCTAAACTTCTTTATCTGAATAAAATTCTTCGCAAGTACAACTTGTCAGAACAACAAAAGATTAAAGTTATCAGTGCTTTTGACAAAGCTGAAACTGTTAATGAATCAAAGATCGTTCACGAATCTTTGGATCAAGCATTCAGCGTTAAAAACGATAATGTTAAATCCGGTCTTAAAGAATCTATCGGTTTCGCTTCTAGCGCAGCTGGTACTTCAACAAAACGTGTTATAAACGAAAGCGTAGTTGGCGATGTTGATAAACAAGTATCAAGATGGCAGAAACTTGCTGGTATAATCAAGTAATTTAAAAACAAAAATAAAAATTAGAAAATGAACGTACAATCTCTCTTAGAAAGTTCTAATCCTTACGCTTCCCAAATGACGGAAGCCCAAAGGTTAGTTAAGAAGTGGGGTGAAACTGGTCTTTTGGAAGGTAATGACCTTTCAAAGCAACCATACGGCAAAGAGCGTATGGCTATCATCCTCGAAAACCAAGCTAAACAGCTTATGGTTGAACAATCTCAAACTGGTACTGGTGGTTCTTTTACCGTTGGTTCTGGTGAACAATGGGCTGGTGTAGCTCTTCCGCTCGTGCGTAAGATCTTCGCTGACATTTCTGCTAAAGAATTTGTTAGTGTACAACCAATGACCCTCCCTGCTGGTCTTGTATTCTTCCTTGAATTCAAGTATGGTACTAACGTACCAGGTACAGCACAAGCTAACAGATTTACTTCTGGTGATAGCATGTATGGTACAACCAACGTTAAAGATGTTGATCCTTCTGGTGGTCTTTATGGTGCTGGTCGTTTCGGTTACTCAATTAACGAAGCTTCTGCTTCTGCTAACTATGTAATCACAACTGCATCTGCAGCTGACGTTAACTTCAATTCTCTTTACAGTGCTTCTGCAGCTGCTGGTCAACTACGTAAGTTGTCTATCACAACTGCAACTGTTGCGCTTTCTGGTATGGATACTAACGGTGTTCGTGGATTTGTTGTAACTGGTAGCGGTGTTAACGAAAGCAACTTGCTTGCTGAGTTTACTTCATACGCTTCTAACGGCACTCTTTCTTTCGTTGTATCTGGTTCTGCAGGTCAAGTAAACCTTGGATCTGGTTCTGGAGCAGTATTCTATCAAAAGCAACCTGCTGATAACAGCCGTGGTGACTTCGAAGATGCAGCATCTAGCCCATTAACTGGATCTAATGCAATCCCTGAAATCAACGTAGAAATGCGTTCTGAGGCAGTTGTTGCTAAAACAAGGAAATTAAAAGCTAAGTGGACTCCGGAATTTAGTCAAGATTTGAACGCATACCAATCTTTGGATGCTGAAGCTGAATTGACTTCAACTCTTTCTGAGTACATTTCTCTTGAAATCGATCTTGAGATCATCGACATGTTGATCCAAAATGCAAACACTACCGAATTCTGGTCTGCTGCGAACAATACGTTCTACAATAAAGCAACTGGAACTTGGACTGCTCCTTCAACTGGATTCTACAATACACAAGGTGGCTGGTTTGCTACATTGGGTACAAAGATCCAAAGCGTAGCTCGTACTATTCACAAGAAGACTCTTCGTGGACAAGCTAACGTTATCATGTGCGGACCTTCTATCGCTACAATCATCGAATCTATCCCTGGCTATGCCGCTGATACCGATGGTAGCAGAGAAGAGTTTGCAATGGGTTCACACAAAGCTGGTCAATTGAATAGCCGTTACAAAGTGTATGTTAACCCATACATGAATGAAAACACTGTTCTTTTGGCTTATAAAGGCAGCCAGTTCCTTGAAACAGGTGCTGTGTTCGCTCCTTATATTCCATTGATCATGACTCCTTTACTCTACGATCCAGAAACTTTCACACCAAGGAAAGGTCTGATGACTAGGTATGCTAAGAAAATGTTGCGTGCTGAATTCTTCGGAAAGATAGCAGTAGCTGATCTAGCCTCTATCTAATCAGATGAGGAAATAAAATGAAAGAGCCGGGTTTATCCCGGCTTTTTTATTATTATAATCTATTTATATAAAACTAGTTTATGTCATCAAACCATCACAAAGATCCCGTGTTTCAGCAGAAGAGAGTCCCTAAAAACCCAATCAAATTTCAGTTATCATTAAACGATGAACAGAAGATTGCAAAAGAGAAAATAATAAACAGCGATATTGCAGTTATCAGAGGAAAGGCAGGTAGTGGTAAATCGTTATTAGCGGCACAAATAGCACTAGATATGCTATTTAAGAAAGAAGTTGAGAAGATTATAATAGCTAGGCCCGCTATTACAGCCGGAGAACAGATTGGATTCTTGCCAGGTACAAAAGATGAGAAGATGGCACCATTTACCGCACCTGTATATGATAACATGTATAGGCTTACTGGTAAAGAAAAGATAGAAAAGTTAGTATTAGAAGGAGAGATAGAGATCATCCCAGTAGGATTTCTTAGAGGGTTCAACTTCAGTAACTGCATAGTCATAATAGACGAAGCACAAAACTGTTCTGAGAATCAACTGGAGCTTATTATGGGACGTTTGTGTATAGGATCCAAGATTATTATATGTGGAGACAGTGCACAGATAGATCTTAAGAATAAGAAAGACTCAGGGTTTGATTTTATATGTAAGCATATGAAAGATATCCCAGGATTTAGCACAATAACCCTGCAAACCAATCATAGGCACCCAATAGTAGAACCTATGCTGGCTATATTTGAACAATACAGGAGTTAGCGATATTTATATTTATAAAGAATTATAAATGGCAGGACAAGTAGAAATACAATATTACGACGCATCTATAGCATTATTGCCAGTATCTGGTAATACTCCTTTTGGATATTATGATGCTGATCCTCAATTTCAGGCAGACGGTCCAAAATTTGTAAAATTTGCATCTAGAAGACTGGGATATCCTATCATGGAGATAGAATTACAAGATATCAACTTCTACGCTGCATTGGAAGATGCAATATCTGCATATGGTAAAGAACTATATGAGTATAAGATAAGAGAGAATTACTTATCGATGGAGGGAAGCCCCACTGGTAGTTCTTTAAATAATGCATTAATCCAGCCTAACTTTACAAATATAATGAGAATAGCTGCTGATTACGGCAGTGAAGTAGGAAGTGGAGGAAATGTACCTTATTATACAGGATCAATAGATTTATATTCAGGACGTCAGTATTACGATTTAAACGCATGGGCTAGTTCTTCTGGCGCAGCTCAATCTGGAGATCAGATAGATATAAAAAGGATATTTTACGAAGCACCACCAGCTATTACAAGGTACTTTGATCCATATGCAGGAACTGGTACAGGATTGCAATCATTGATGGAAACTTTTGGCTTTGGTCAAATGTCTCCTGGTATTAACTTTATGTTGATGCCTGTATATTTTGATGTACTTAAAATACAAGCTATTGAATTCAATGATCAAATAAGAAAATCAGCTTATACATTTGAGATACACAACAATCAATTGAGGATATTCCCAATACCAACTTTTGATAGGAGGTTATATTTCACATATGTTAAGAAGTCTGAAATGGGTTCTTTGATCAGAGGTGGAGTAGCTATATCTGGATCGTCTGCTACAAGTGTAACTACTGTAGGTATAGGACCTGGAAGTGCTAATATAATCACAAACATAAGTAATGTTCCGTTCCACACAATTGTATACAGTCAAATCAATGACATATTCAAAAAATGGATATTTGATTATGCTCTAGCTATAACTAAAGAGACTTTAGGAAATATAAGAGGGGTGTATAGCCAAATACCAGTACCTGGAGCAGAAGTTACTATAAACGGACAGACTTTAATAGATCAAGCCACTGCTGAAAAAGGTGCTTTAATTGATCAACTTAGAGGAACTTTAGATGATACGTCACGTCAAAAACAGATGGAGAAAAAATCTCAAGAAGCTGCTATGATGCGTGATACTTTTATCAATTTTCCAATGCCAATTTACATAGCATAATGGTAAAGTTAATAGATATATTAATAGAAGATAGATTTGAAAGAAAAGAGTCTATAAAGAAAACTTTTCATACGTACTCTTGTGTATTCCTTATTAAGTTTAAAAAAAAGTTTAATAGAGTACAGGCCGTAGAAAGAGTAAGAGGTATAAAGAGTGTTACTATTGTAGACTTGAGAGGAGATGAAAGATTGGATAAAATTAACAGAACTCTCACAGACTATGAATATAGTACAGTGGAGGTTAAATTTATTACCAATAAAGATCCTAAAAAACATCTAGAGTATATTAAAAAAGCTATGGTGGGTTCTGATAAAAAACAAGATATTGATAATATTGTTGGCATAGTTGCGGCTAAACCCAAGCTAGACACTTTAATACAACTAGATTAATGGCACTATACGGCGGAATAAGAGCAAGATCCTTTTTCAGACATCACAGCAGACAAATCGTAAATAGGATTATTGCTGAGGAGGTGCTGTATTATAAGATATCTCTACCGGAGACTAAGTATAATATATACGGAGAGTCTAAAAACAAGATGTATAACCAGCCTATATTAATAGCTTGTCTATACTTAGTAGATCAACAGGTGTCTGAAGACCAAACCTTTGGTAAATCTAGAGCACAAACAGCAGAGTTTAGATTTTTAAGAGATGATTTAATAGATTTAAATTTAGTTACTGAGGCTGGAGACATTATATGTTGGCAAGAATCTTACTATGAAGTAGATCTTGTAGTAGAAAACCAAAGAGTGATGGGTAAGAACCCAGAATATTCTTTAGAATCAGATCTAGAGAAGTATGGTGAGTCATGGTCTATGATATGTAAGGCGCATCTTACTGGAGTTAATAAACTAAACCTCATTAAAACTACATAAAATGCCACTACAAAAGCGTGTCATAAAAAATAGACCAAAAACAGAGGCTGAAATATTAAATTCTCAGATAGATCCTTATATAGAAACTTCAAGTAAGCCCTCTATACAAGATTACAAAAGAGGAGATGATAATTCTTTACGTGGAGAAGAGATAAAAAACATATCTGTAGGTCTTCAAGATATAGATAGTGCTATATTGTATTATTTTGATGAAGTCATAAAGCCTTACGTAATAAACGAAGGGTCTAAGCAAAACATTCCTATAATATTTGCTGATGCTGAGAGATGGAAAACAGCACAAAAGGACGGAGTGTACAGAGATAAGGAAGGTAAAATTATACTTCCTATAATAACTGTTAAAAGGGACAACTTAGAGCGTAATAGGTCCCTCACAACTAAGCTTGATGGCAACAAAGTAAACATATATCAGAACTACGAGAAGAGGTATACTAAAAAAAATCAATACGATAACTTCGCAGTCCTTACTAATAGAGCTCCTGTAAGAGAATTCTATAATGTAGTAGTCCCTGACTATTATACACTAACATATACTTGTAATATATACGTATCTTTTTACGAAGATCTCAATAAAATTATAGAGGCGATAGGGTTTAGATCAGATGCTTATTGGGGAGAGCCTGGAAAGTTTTTATTCAAAGCTAGAATTGACAACTTCCCTATTACAAATGAGATAGCTGAGGGAAGCGATAGGCGCTTTATAAGCACCTTTACTCTCGTAATGAACGGATACCTCACCCCAAACAATATAGATCGATTCTTGGCCTCTAATGCATTCAAGTACAGATCTAAAACACAAATACTATTCACACTAGAGGCATCAGGACAAAATGTAGAGGATATAAGGTATTCTACAGGAACTACACCATCTGTTGCTAAAACATCTTACATACCAGAAGGAGTGAACGTGACAAATATAACACAGATAAATGTAATAGATGCAGCTACAATAACATATCTAAATGCATCTAAGACATATAAGGCAGACCCTGCATCAACAACTGCAAATACTGCAACATTCCTTAATACATCAATACTGCAACCACCAGTATCATCACAATTACCAGCTACATCTATAAATGATTTCAAGTTCTTTGTAAACGGAGTATTTGTAGACGCAACGCATATAATATCGTTTGGTGAAATAGGAGCTAGTACTTTATTAACAGTAAATACGGCAACATTAGGGTATACATTTGATAGCGTAGATGAAATAATAGCAGTAGGTAAATTTGAATAACTATGGCATTAATTAGATCAAAGCAACTTAATAAAAATATGACTGGAGATTTTACTTTCTCTGGCATGACAACTTTTATACAGACCTCTTCTGCAAAGCCTGCAATAGTGATAAGCGGGTCTCAAGAAGTAGGACCAACCTCCATTTATTCTGGTTCTATATACATAGCAGGCCTTGGAACATTTGCCGATACAGGAAGTAACGAAGTTATTGATCTAGGAGATAACTCTTTTTAGAAGTTACTGGATATTTATATCTAAGAGAGATTACAAAAATAAAAAGTATAAATGGCTACTTGGCTCCAGATAACCCCTCAGGATGGGAATGCTACATATAACAATGTTACGGTATACAATACAATCGTAGCTAACTCTGTTAGCTCTTCTTTTACAGGATCATTTACAGGCTCTTTTAATGGAACCTTCTCAGGGTCTTTTGAAGGAGTATCTCAAACAGCATCATGGGCTATAAGTGCAAGTTATGCAATATCTGCATCTCATTTTGATGAAGTAGATCCTGTATTTGTAGCAAAATCTGAATCTTTAGCTACCACGGGGTCTAATATTTTTTATGGTAGTCAGTCTATATATGGAGATTTAGTACTACGTGGTACTGCTTCTATTGATATGTTGATAGTTACTTATCAATCTTCGTCAATAATATATGCATCTGGATCTACTAAATTTGGAGATACCATAGATGATACACATGAATTTACAGGATCTTTATATATATCAGGATCAATATATGATCCACACTTACAATATACAAGCAGTGCTGATTTATTTGTTGTAGTAGATCCCATTACTGGAGAGTTCAAATACTCATCCAGTGGGGCTAGCGGAACATCTGGAACTAGTGGAACCTCCGGATCTACTGGAAGTGACGGCACATCTGGTTCATCCGGAACCTCAGGCTCTTCTGGAAGTGGTGGCACATCAGGCACTTCTGGTTCTTCTGGAAGTGGTGGCACATCTGGATCAACAGGCTCTAGCGGTTCAACAGGTACGTCTGGATCTACTGGCTCTTCTGGATCTACTGGTTCATCCGGTTCAACTGGAACCTCAGGTAGTTCAGGAAGTACTGGTTCATCTGGATCAACAGGTACTAGTGGTAGCTCAGGCTCCTCAGGATCTTCTGGAACTAGCGGCTCATCTGGCTCTTCTGGAACTAGTGGCAGCTCAGGTACATCTGGATCTACCGGAACAAGCGGAACTTCTGGTTCATCTGGTTCTACGGGAACATCTGGCACTGCAGGTTCTACTGGTACTTCTGGCACTAGTGGAACATCTGGATCAACAGGTACATCTGGCACTAGTGGAACATCTGGATCAGCTGGAAGATCTGGAGATAGATACTTAACTACCTCCACTACTTGTGCAACTTTAGGACAAAGTGGATCTATTACTGTAGAGTTAGGATTGTCTTATTCTACTGCACAGACTTTCTTAATGTCTTATGATGTTAATAATTACCAAGAAGCAAGTGTAGTATCATATAACCCATCTACAGGAGTGTTAGTATATAGTATTCCAAATGTAACTGTCGGAAGTGGAAATTATTGTTCTTGGCAAGTTAACCTAGCAGGTGCTAGTGGTGGAGATGGATCTTCTGGATCATCCGGAACCTCTGGATCATCTGGTCAAAATGGTTCCTCTGGATCATCTGGCACTGCTGGAACATCAGGTTCTACAGGTACTAGCGGCTCATCAGGTTCTACAGGAAGTTCAGGCTCATCAGGTTCTTCTGGTACATCTGGTTCTAGCGGCTCCACCGGAACTAGCGGCTCTTCTGGATCAACTGGTACATCTGGCACATCTGGATCAACTGGTACTTCTGGCACAGGTGGATCATCAGGTACTAGTGGGGTAACAGGATCTTCTGGTACATCTGGGTCTACAGGTACTAGCGGAACTTCTGGAACTACTGGATCATCTGGATCTACCGGCACCTCAGGAACCACAGGTACTAGTGGATCATCTGGTCAAACAGGGTCATCCGGCTCCTCAGGAGAAACAGGTAGTTCAGGTACTAGTGGATCATCTGGCTCTTCAGGATCTAGAGGTTCTTCTGGGTCAAGCGGTACTTCTGGATCAAGCGGCTCTTCCGGCTCCTCTGGTCAGAATGGATCATCTGGAACTTCTGGTACTAGTTTTTCATATGACCCAGTAACTATACCATCGGCTTCTGCTCTAATATATAGAGATGAAATCGAAACAACGGGAACAGCAACAAATGCAAGCGCTAAAACATTTACAATCTCAGCCAATACATATGATTTTATTATGGCTGAAGCTGAGATTGACTATTTAACTCAAGCAAATACAAACTCAACAGCTACATTTAATCTTTCATATGGTGGTGTAGTAAAAAGATCAATAGTTTTAAGAGGGGATGCTACAGGTGCTGGGGATCAATTTGCTATGGGAGCTGTATTAAAATATAGTGAACTAGCAACTACAAGTCAAGCAATAACAGTATCTGTTACTGCTACAGCAGGTGCAGGCACATGGTACGTAGAAAGTCTAAGAATATACGGTATTAAAAGTTACGTAACAGGAGCTGGCTCCTCAGGATCATCTGGAACATCCGGTTCCTCTGGCACTTCTGGTTCATCTGGTAGCTCAGGCTCATCAGGTACTTCTGGTTCTTCTGGTACATCTGGCTCCTCTGGCACTAGAGGGTCTTCAGGATCCTCAGGTAGTACTGGCACCTCAGGATCATCAGGAAGCAGCGGAACTTCAGGCACATCTGGATCTTCTGGCACTTCAGGTACTTCTGGATCTGCAGGTACGTCAGGTTCTACTGGAACCTCTGGTTCAGCAGGCACATCTGGTTCAGCAGGTACTAGTGGACAAACTTTTGGTACATCAGGTTCTTCAGGAACTTCGGGTACTTCTGGTTCTTCTGGTACATCTGGCTCCTCTGGAAGTTCAGGTACAAGCGGTAGCTCAGGTACTAGCGGTACATCTGGAACTTCAGGTAGTACAGGTACCTCTGGATCTTCGGGTACTTCAGGTAGTTCAGGTTCATCTGGATCTAGCGGTACCTCAGGATCATCTGGACAAAACGGTTCATCTGGTACTAGTGGCACTTCCGGTTCATCAGGAACTTCAGGTACCTCAGGATCATCTGGCTCAACTGGCACTTCTGGTAGCTCTGGTTCAACTGGTTCATCTGGTTCTTCTGGTCAAAACGGTTCATCTGGATCATCCGGTCAAAATGGTTCTTCCGGCACAAGTGGAACTTCGGGATCATCTGGGTCTACTGGTACCTCCGGATCTTCAGGCTCTACTGGAACTTCAGGATCATCAGGGACATCTGGATCCTCTGGACAAAACGGTTCATCTGGAACTAGCGGAACTTCGGGTTCTACAGGTACATCAGGTACATCAGGATCATCTGGTTCTTCTGGATCTAGAGGATCTTCAGGTAGCTCAGGTTCAACAGGAACTTCTGGTTCTTCTGGATCTACCGGAACTTCAGGTTCTAGCGGATCTACAGGAACGTCTGGTTCTTCAGGAACCTCAGGAAGTACTGGCACATCTGGTACATCTGGATCATCTGGTACTGGTTTCAATACAATACATACTCCTGCTATAGGTAGAATACTACTAGCTGATAATAGCACAAATGCTGCTACAGCATCAGTCAGTATGAGCTTTAATAATGGGGTGTTATTACTAACAGGAAGCATTCTTGCAACTGGTAATATTCAAGCAAACACTTTAATAGTACAGACTATAAGCTCCTCTGTAATATACTCTAGTGGTTCTAATATATTTGGTGATAATTTATCTGACAGCCATGAATTTACAGGCAGTGTTAAAGTTACTGGCTCTGTTTCTATAAAAAATCTAGCTCTTAACGCAGGCCTAACTCAGTTTGTAGTAATAGATCCAACAACTGGTCAACTATATTATAATATTTCTGGTGCTGCAGGATCTTCTGGCACTAGTGGCTCTTCAGGTTCTTCTGGATCATCTGGTTCAAGCGGATCAAGAGGCTCTTCAGGCTCTACTGGCTCCTCAGGATCTTCTGGCTCAACTGGCACTTCTGGATCTTCAGGTTCTACTGGATCAAGTGGTAGCACAGGTTCTTCAGGCTCATCTGGTCAGAATGGGTCATCAGGCTCTAGCGGTTCAACTGGCACTTCTGGCTCTTCAGGTTCTTCTGGTTCTAGTGGCCAAAATGGTTCTTCAGGCTCATCTGGTCAGAATGGATCATCTGGTACATCCGGATCATCAGGTGTAAGCCCTACTATAACAGGTACAGCGTACTATGTACCAAGATATAATGCAGCAGGTAATGCTTTAGAAAATACCACTGCTATGATATATAATAACGGCAATAATGTCGGTATTGGTATCACGACGCCAAACGCTAAACTACACATTAGTGGAGCGTCAGCATCAAATGCTTTAAATGTACACAGATTATCAGGATACGCAAGCATCTATGGTACTAATGATCTAATATTAGAAACAGATAGTACTTTCTACATAGGTGAATACGCAGCTAAGCCTATATACTTTAACGGTGCTAATGGAGTTCCGGGCACTGTTTATATAGCTTCTGATGGAAAGATGGGCATAGGTACTACATCACCAGCAGTTAAATTACATATTGTAGGTCCTTCTTTAACACAAAATAGTGAAGCTACATATGGTTTATGGGTATCAAATACAGTAACTCCTAGTAAAGCATTAGTATTAGGATACGATACAACAAATGATGCTGCCCAGATTAATGCCGTACATCAAGGAGTTGCATGGAAAAACATTTCCATGCAAACTAATGGTGGTAGTTTATTAATAGGTGAAACAACTACACCTTATCTGTCAAAGTTTGCTGTATCTTATGATGCTTCAACAACAAATGGGCCTATATTCTTAGACAATAGAACATTTGGCTCAGGAAAGGGAGGAGCGTTACATTTAGGAGGCAGATATAATACCGCAGGATCTTACAGACCATTTGGTTCAATTGTTGGGGCAAAAGAGAATGCCACTGATGGGAATAGTGCAGGTTACCTTGATTTTTATACCAACAGTGATGCAGCAGATCCTTCACAAAAAGTGCGTATCACCTCTGCTGGCTACGTAGGTATAGGTACTACAAGTCCTCAATCTTTACTTCATGTAGCTGGAACTTTATCTTATGGATCAGTAAGAATAAGCCCAACCTCAACAAATGGTGAGGCTGCTATGGGATTTTATTCTGACACTGCTGGAAGTACTACTAATACTTCTTGGGTAGTAGGACAAGGTGGGTGGGGAAACTCAGGTAAATTTGTCATAGGTAATGAAAATGGAAGTGCCGGAGGTAACGTAAGATTATTAATAGAACCATCAGGTAATGTTGGCATAGGTACTACAAGTCCGCAAGCAGATTTACACGTCTATAGAGCTGGGAGCACAGCAGGCACTACTATTGGATTAAAAGTTAACCATGAGTGTAATGCTGTCGATTTTGTAGTTTTATTTACAGGTAACGAATCAGTATCTACCAACAGATTCGTAATGACTCAAGGTGGTGACATAGGTATAGGCACCACAACACCAACAGCAAAACTCCAAGTATCAGGCTCTACAAACGTAGTAAACATAATAGGGTCAGGAAGTTTAGCATCATCTTCTCTATTCTCAGTAGATGGAAATAACGGTAGATTATTTGAGATCACAGATGACCTATCTGACTCTATATTCTCTGCCAATACAATAGCAGGTCTACCTGCAATAGAAGCATTCTCAGACTACACTGTTACTTTAGGACAGTATAGTTCAGCAGGATCTACACTAAGAGTGTCTGGAAGTAACGTTTTAATATACACAGGTTCATTAGCTGTGGGAAATATTGTACCATCCACTACCAGAGGAAGGATAGATGCAACAAATGATATAGTTGCTTATAGCACATCTGACAAAAGGTTTAAGATTAATGTAACAGAAATAGCAAATGCTATAGGAAAGATAAATGAAATAAGGGGAGTTGAGTTTGACTGGCTTACCAACCCAGAATATCACGGAAACCAAGGACATGACGTAGGGGTAATAGCTCAAGAACTTGAAAAAGTACTACCAGAGGTAGTTACTACAAGAGAGAGTGGGTATAAAGCAGTTAAGTATGAAAAAATAATACCTTTGTTGATAGAAGGTATAAAAGAACAACAAAAACAAATAGAAGATTTACAAAAACAAATTGACTATTTGACAAATAAATAAGTTATATGGCTGAAATATATGGACCTACTATCGTTAGAAATGGGTTAGTATTATTATTAGATGCTGCCGATAAGAAGTCCTACCCAGGAAGCGGTACTACATGGTATGATATTAGTGGCAATAGTAATTTAGGAACTCTAACAAACGGACCTACGTTTAATTCTGGTAATTGGGGTTCTATTTTTACTGATGGAAGTGACGATGTTGTTACAACTACCTATTTTGGAAGTGCAACTGATAATTATACATTTTCTGTTTGGTTTAAAAATGATAATTATTCTGAAATTAAATATATTTTATCAAGAGGAAGAGATGGGTTTGGTAATGGATGGAGTTTATTTAATGCAGTAAGAGACACTGGATATGCAATTATTGGAGTCGTTCCAACCTCTCCATCAACAGTTGGAATAAGCGTTGACTCAACATCAGTATTAGCACTTAATAAATGGTATTATATTACAGGTGTTTGGACTGCTGGTGTATCACTTCAAGTGTATGTAAATGGTGTTTTTGAAAATACAACAACATCAGTTGCAGGAAGAACAATTTTAAGATCATCATCAAATGGTTGGTGTTTAGGTAGTATTAGTAATACAATATTTACAAGCGGATACACAGCAGCCTGCCACATATATAATCGAGTCTTAACAAGTAAAGAGATATTGCAAAACTACAACGCAACTAAAACACGATTCATATAACATGCCATCATCATCAGGACCTAATACAGTTAATGACTCACTAATATTTGCTTATGATGTAGCAGATATAAGGAATTCCTATATAGGAGAGCCGACTACTAATCTTCTCCCAACACCAGAAACTAATGCTATTCCTAAAATAGGAAATGGTTGGGGAACTTTTAATGTTAATCAATATAACGGAGGTAATTATTTTAGTATAGGAACAATCTCTAGTGTAAGTAGCAATGTCGTAACAACAGCAGGAACGCACCCTTTAAGAACATATGACGCTGTTACACCTCAGACTACTGGAGGCGGTGTTACTAATGGAACAAATTATTTTGTTAAAAAAATATCTGACACTCAATTTAGTTTACATGAATATAATGGTTCCCAAGATGGTTCTCAAGGGTATATAAGTACATCTACTGGAACCTTTAAAGTGTACGATAGCATAGCTACTGATACAAGAGTTTCTATAAATTCTACAAGTTTTCCTACTATGTGGTGGGGCCCTCCCCATGTACCTAATTCGGGGTTAGTTAAAGAAATAATTTCAAATGGATTTAAAGATCCCTATACTGCAATTGTAACTGATTGTGTAAGATTACATTGGCATAGACCAGATGGTGTAACTGATGGAATGGCTTATGGAGTAGATGCTACAACAACTCCATCAACAACCACAACGGTATCCTTTTGGGCTAGGGCAGCCAACGCTGCTGCAGTAGGAAACTATATACAATTTCAAAATTATAACTATAGTGGCCCTGAAGGGTATAGTTATTATAGTATGAATGCTACTTGGGGAGCCTTGGGAGAGTGGGTAAGAAATAGCTACACATTTACTGCAACACATAATGCTTTAATTTCATATTGGTTTCCATCTGCTGCAAATATGGATGTTGATATATCAAATATACAAGTAGAACAAAATTCCCATAGAACTACATTTGTAGCTGGTACTAGATCTGTAACAAATTCTTTATTGGATTTAAGTGTAACTGGAAAAACAATAGACGTTACTAATGTATCTTTTGATTCCAATAGCCAAATAACATTTGATGCAACAAATGACTATATAAATACTTCCTTCTCAGCACAAACCATATCAAATGTGACTATAGAAGCTATTGTATATGATACTAGAAATAATGGCGGATATAGAGCTATAGTCCAAAGCAACCTCAATTCAGATGATGCTTTATATATATACCCTAATAACACTTTAGGCTTTTGGCCATGTGGAGGAGGATCATTAACTGTACCTGCAAACCAATGGAACCATGTTGTTGCTTCTTATAATGGAGGATCCATCATATATTCCGTTAATGGAGTATCTCAAACGGTCAATACAGTCTGTTCTGATATAACAAATTGGGAATTCTTAAGAATAGGAGCTCATGGGGTTGGAGATGGTGAAAGATGGGGAGGACAAATATCTGTAGTTAAAGTATATAACAGAGCTCTAACCCAATCAGAAATAGCAAATAACTACCGCGCATATAAATCACGTTTTAATTTAAGTTAATATGGGAGGACAACAAGGATACAGTAAAGTAACAACAAATAATCTCATATTTGCGTATGATACTGGTGATAAAATAAATAGCTATAAAGGAAGACCTACTGATAATCTAATAGCAAATGCTGGTATAAGTATATATAATAACGTAGGTGGAGATGTTAGTATAACCTTAACTCAAACATCCGATTCTTATAAAGGAGCCTCTATATGGAAAGAAGTAATAACCCCTACAACTAGTACAGGGGTATCCTACCTAACCAATGGTAACAATCCAGGAATTGGAGTAGTAACTACCGGAGGTGGAGGTATAGCCAACAGATATACTGGGCATACTATTTTTTTTAAACCCGTAGGCCCGATGTTTAGTAGTCCTATATTTACTAACTATTCAAACATTGCTGGTTGGCAGAGTAGTGATCAATACGAAAGTATGGGAGATGGGTGGTTTAGAGCTAAGGTTCTTTGGTATGATACAGTAACAAGAACTGACGGTAAGTATTGGGCTATTAATCCTTCTGGAGCTACTATAAATGTTCCCATTACTATATATTGGGCTGGCCCTTTCAAAGAAGATCTAAATAGCACTACTATATCCCAATTTATAAATGGTACAAGATCAGTTACTCAAGGCTTGATAAATTTAGCTAATCCAGCAGCGACTTTAGATTTAACTAGCGTATCCTTTGATTCTAATGCACAAATTGTATTTGATGGTACTGATGATTATGTATCAACCAATGGAGTAACTGATGCTAGTTTAAATAGTAGCTCGTGGACTATGGAAGCTGTAGTAAAATTTGATACTGTTAGTAAAGCTGGCAGTGTTGATAACGCTATTTTTGGACACGGGGTTGCAAGTAATTCTAATGGATTGCATTTAGGGGAAAGAACAGCTAAAGCATATTTTGGTTTTTATAACAATGATCTAATAGGAACTATTACTTTATCTGCTGGAAAGTATTATTTAATACACTGGGTATATAACCAATCCACAGCTTCAAAAACAATCTACGTAAACGGAGTATACGATGTAACATCAACACAAACAGCGTATACAGGAACAGGGAATAATTTTGAAGTGGGTAGATATCCATGGGCTCCGGCATATCTTATGGACGGAAACATATATGTCGGTAAAATATACAGTAGAACACTTACCCAAGCAGAAATAACTCAAAACTACAATCACTACAAAACTCGCTTTAGTTTAACTTAATATTTATATATATGAGTGAAGTATTCCCAAATAGAAGATGGCTAGTAATACCGACAACAATTACGGGATCTATTGACTATAACCAAGTAATAGAATATTCCCCTGAAAGCCTTAGATATAGCATAGATACTACACAAACCTTTGTAAAGTATGAGATAAACGAAATAACAGCAAGCTATACTCAATCATATTATAATGCTGAAACTGGCCAAACTGGAAGCTATACAGTACAAGCTGGAATATACGGTAGACCATCCATATACTCCTCTAGTTACCAAGAATATAACCACGAAGACATCCTAACTCTACTAAGCACAGAGGCCTGGACATCCCCTATAATCGAACTTTAAAAACATAAAACTATGAGATATCAAGTAATAATGCAGTTTATACCAGGTCTAGATCAAATATGGGTGTCAAGATTGACCCCAGAAGACCCAGAGTATGTATACGATACTGATCAAGAAGCAATAGCTAAAGCAGCTGAATTAGAAGCAGCAGATCCTACAGAAAGAAAGTACAAAACAGAGGCTATATAAGTAAAAAGTATGGCACTACCATTAAGTGGAACATTGTCGATGAATGATATACGAGTAGAACTCGGAATACCTGCGCAATCTCCATTTTCTTTGGATACTGCTACTAATGGTGGATATGTCACCCTGAATATATGCAGCCCATATTTGCCAGTATCTACTAACCCAGACGCTATCAGTGAATGGTACGGGTATTGTCATACTTGTGTTTGTCCAACAACGCCTACACCTACTCCACTACCAGCAACAGCTACTCCTACTCCTTTACCAGCTACTGCTACACCTACACCTACTCCTACTCCTTTACCAGCAACAGCTACTCCTACTCCACTACCAGCAACAGCTACGCCTACGCCTACACCACTACCAGCTACTGCTACTCCTACTCCTACACCTACTCCACTACCAGCTACTGCTACGCCTACACCTACTCCTTTACCAGCTACAGCTACACCTACTCCACTACCAGCTACAGCTACTCCTACTCCTTTACCAGCAACAGCTACTCCTACTCCTACTCCTTTACCAGCTACTGCTACACCTACACCTACTCCTACTCCTTTACCAGCAACAGCTACTCCTACTCCTACTCCTACTGTAGCCTCTGTTCTTTGGACCATTGGATATAATGGAACTGGAACTTGGAATGGATGGAGTGATTTTGGAACAGCTTGTTTCTATGCTGAGTCTATACCATTCCCTAAAAATGTTTATACTGCTGGTAGTAGTTTTGTAAATGGATCTATACTGTATACCGATGTTACTAGAGCAACACAATTTACTTCTGGAGGTGGATGGTTTACTATCTTTGCTGGAGGTAATAGATATGGCTTTACATATACTACTAATGTTGGTGTTCAAAACCTTACAATATGTGCTGCTTCAACTCCTACACCAACACCTTTACCAGCAACAGCTACCCCTACTCCTACACCTACTCCTTTACCAGCTACTGCTACACCTACACCAACAGCTACCCCTACTCCTACCCCTACGCCAACAATACTAACATACACAATTAACATATATGGTAAATTTGTTTCAACAGATCCGCCACTAGATGCTGTGGCTATATGGACTTCTCCAACTGGAAACGCCGGTACTTGGACTAGAAGAGGATCAGGATTAACATCTACTTGTACTGTTAAATACACAGCTACGGTTACTCCGGGAACTACAATATACTACTGTATTGCAGATGGGGCAGACGAAACTATTGTGTACGCTACCGGTGTCTCTACTACTGCTACATGTCCTGCTAGTGTTGGATCTAGTTGCGTTTCTTCTGTTACTATTAATGCTAATACTAATAGAGCTTTAACTTGTGGAAGCGGTCTATGTTAATAATAAAATAAATTACATATCTTTGCACTTAAAATAGGTTTTAATGAAACAAAAGTTATTATTTATAGCTCCACATCTCTCTACCGGAGGGATGCCACAATACCTCTATAAACAGATTACAGCCGTTTTAGAGGACTTTGACGTATATTGTATCGAATGGGATAACGTAACAGGCGGAGTCCTTGTAGTACAGCGTAATAGAATCCTAGAGGTATTAGGAGATAAGTTGATAACCTTAGGTGAGGATAAGACTAAGTTGTTCTCGCATATCAATACCATAAAGCCTGATCTGATACATCTTCAGGAGATCCCAGAGATGTTTATGGGATATGAAATAGCTGAAAAACTATATGCAGGTGATCGTACTTATAGAATAATTGAGACATCTCACGACTCTAGTTACGAGGTTAAAAATAAAAAACACTTCCCAGATAAGTTCATGATGGTTAGCCAGTATCAAGTAGAGGCATACAAGGCTATTAACATACCATGTGAACTAGTAGAATATCCTATAGAATACAAAACCAGGACCAAAACTAGGGAAGATCTATTGATTGAATTAGGGTTAAATCCAAATAAAAAGCATGTTATTACGGTGGGCCTATTCACTCCTAGAAAGAATCAAGCAGAGGTCATAGAATATGCTAGGATGCTTGAAAACTACCCTATTCAATTTCACTTTATTGGGAATCAGGCGGACAATTTTAAACCGTATTGGGAGCCTTTAATGAAGAATTTTCCTCCAAACTGCAAGTGGTGGGGAGAAAGAAGTGATGTTGATAAGTTTTATGAGGCTGCTGATTTATTTCTGTTCACGTCTAGGGGATTTGCCACTGATAAAGAGACCATGCCGCTAGTAATAAGAGAAGCTATCAGTTGGAAAATACCATCTTTTATCTATAATCTTGATGTATATTTGAATTATTTTGATACCTTTGATAGTATTAAATACTTAGATTTTAAAAGTAAGGAAAGTAATATTAATGGCATATTAAAATCATTAAAAATAAATACTATGGCTTCTTTCTATGTAAATTATGATAGTGCAGATAATAAAGTGTATTTAAAATCTGAGGAAACCTATGAAGGTATTATAGTTTCAATAAAAGATATAGACTCCCATGCTGTAATATGGGCTGCTAAATATGATTTTTTTTATAAAGATATGGAGTATTGGATTATACCTTCTCCAAAAAGTTATTTAGATTTTGAAAAGGATCCTACTTTTGGAGGACTTTTAGTAGAGTTCTATCAAAAAGGTGCGCTTATATTTAGTAAAAGTATAAGAATAAAGGAAATCTTTGTAGATAAACCTAAGTTGATAATTAAAAACATAGAGGAACCCACCTATATAAATTACGTAGAATTTTTTATAGATAAAATATATGACAATTATTTAAAAGAAAAGAACTTTGATACTATAGTAGACGTAGGAGCCAACATAGGAATTTGGATAGAGTACGTAAAAAGCGTATCAAATTATAAAAAAATATATGCTTTAGAACCAAATTTAAAAGCATTAAAAGTTCTAAACGATACATATGGAAACTCACCAGAAGTACAGATAATTAGCAAAGCTATGTCAAACATAGATGGAGATCTTGAGTTTTTTGTAGATGAAGAAAATTCAACTATATCCTCAGCCGCTAAATACGGAAACTTAAACAACTCCTATACTGTATCATCTATAACTCTTAAAACTTTTCTAAAAGAATACAACTTAGAAAAAATAAATCTATTAAAAGTCGATATTGAAACTGGAGAATATGATTTATTCTCTTCTCTAGATGAAGAAGATTTTAAAAAAGTAGATAATATCTTAGTAGAATATCATCTAATAGCAGGAAAATCATACGATGTAGACGTTAAAAATCTGATAAACACATTAGAAAAAGCAGGGTATAATCTGACAGTAAGAAATATGCACTCTATAGGAGGCTTCATATTTGCAACAAAAGAAAAAGTAAAACAATCATTAGATAATATAAAACTTAAAGACTACCTAGATAAAACCCCAGCTCCAGATAAAAGAGATTTGGCAGTAATAGTAAACAACTTATTTCCTGAAGGAAAGGGAGTTGAAATTGGTGTTTTGAGAGGAGACTACTCAAAGTTAATATTGGAAAGATGGCATAAGGGTACTCTATACATGGTTGATACATGGAGACATCTAAGTGATTATATAGACATGAATGGCCAAGATGATGCATATCATTATGATTGTTTGGTAAAAACATGTGAATCTGTAAAACCTTGGCAAGAAAGAGCGCATATACTAAGAATGGATAGCGTGCAAGCAGCTAGCTTATTCCCAGATGAGCATTTTGATTTCATATACATAGATGCTGATCATTCTTACGAAGGGGTTGTTAGAGATTTAAAGGCTTGGTGGCCTAAGATAAAGAAAGGTGGATTGTTTTGTGGAGATGATTATATACCAGATGATGGAGATATTTGGTTGGTATTAGGAGACAAGCAAGAGTATGCAGGAAAGTTTGGAGTTAGAAAAGCAGTGAACGAGTTTATAAACAAAAACAATCTTAGTTTATACGAAACTAAAAATGAACCTTACTGGAAACAGTGGTATACTTTTAAACCATATTAATATGATACTAATACTATACAGTGATAAAGGGTGTGAACATCAAGCGATATGTTGCATTAAATCTTTAACAAATAAGTTAGGAGATAATGATCAAATTGTATACTATACTGTAGGGTTCAAAAGTGATTTTAATTTTAAAAAATTATATAAAATACAGATACCTGTAAATCCTACATACCCAAGATTTCATTATTATAAGGCAGAACTTTCTCTCTATACTATGGATCTTTTTCCAAATCAAGAGTATGCTTTTACAGATACTGATGTTTTATTTTCATCTAACTTTGAATTTAATAAAGTATCCCATTCAAATAACTACCCTTTAGCATCGTATGGTCCATTTGAATACCCTTTTATGTGGTGGGATGGCCCTGGAGGTAAAATTATATACGATGAAAAAGCTTTGATGAATTATTGTAACGTTCAACAAAGAAGCCAAAGATATCTATGGTCTTGTTTCTATTCTTTTAATGAAAGTTGTAGAGATTTTTTTGAAGAATATACCTCTTTTTGTAATAACAAGTATCTCTTAGATAGACAAGCCTTATATTACCCTTATGCAGACGAGACCTCTTTTAATATATGTCTCTGGAAAAGAGGGGCTACTAATAATCTTGGGTTCGCTTTTGTAAATACTCATAGATTAGAGACTGTAAAAAAGGTAGAAGAGTACAAAGTGACCAATCAACACGGAGGAAATAACTACGATGCGTTTGGATCCGATTGGGAATATATACATGACTCCAAAGATATTTTATTATATCATGGGTTTAAAGAAAAGGATCAAATGGAAGAAGCAACAAACTATATTTTAAATTTACAATCCAAGTGAAGTTCTTAAATGTCAATTTTAAAAAAGAAACTTTTACAATTCTTGTAAAGTATCTACAAGAAACTGAAATTAAAGGGAAAATAGTAATCTCAGACTTACTCATAGACTGTGTTTATTTTATATGGGATGTACAATTAAACAAATCATTTGATGGGTGGGTAGTTCCTTTTAATGAAAAGATAAATGACACTATAATAAACAGTAAAAGTTTTTACGGCTTTAATGTAAAACTGTATAATGAAGAAAACAGACTCTTACAAGTAGAGAAGATACTAGTAAACGACAGTGTTTACGAAACAGGCACAATGTACGCAACTCCAGAATTTGATGTTACTGGCCCTTCTTACGTAGATTTTTTTTATGGAGATCTGTGTAAGAACATAGATACTTCTGGAACGGTTATAGATGCTGGAGCTAATGTAGGATTCTTTACTTTATATTGCAAAAAACATGGATCAAAAAGAATTTACAGCATAGAACCTGATCCAATGCCTTTTTTTTATTTAGAAAAAAACTATGGTTTTGATCCCGGAATCATACTCTTAAACAAAGTATTAAACGATACAGAACAGCCTGTAAGTTTTGATATATGCATAGGCGCATCAGTAGGAAGTGCTATAAGCAAGTATACAAACTATGAAAATAAACAATCTGTATTGGTGGAGTCTGTGACAATTAATAGTATACTTAAAATAGAAAATAGAATAAATCTGTTAAAATTAGATATAGAAGGGGCTGAGTTTGATGTAATAGAAAAGTTAACAGCAAATGAATTTGATAAAATAGATCAAATGTTTATAGAGTTTCATAATAATCCAAAAGATATAGAAAGCACTCTAATAAACAATAATTACTTTGTTGAGTACAGAAACTCTACCAAAGAAGATACTGTAGGATTTATATACGCTAAGAAAAGATGAAGATAATAAACGTCACTCCAGGATTAATACCAATCCCTCCTAATGGTTGGGGAGCTGTGGAAAAAATAATATGGGAAACTCATAATGCCTTGTTAAAACTAGGGCATAATTCTACAATAGAATACTTAGATGATGTAAAAGACTGTGATGTGGTGCATATTCATGTTGCTAATCTAGCAAACATTGCACATGAGAGAGGTATTCCATATTACTTTACAATGCATGACCACCATGCGTATCTATATGGGAAAGATTCAGCAGTGTTCAAAGAAAACATGCTTGCAATCAAAAATGCCAAAAAAGCATTCGTCCCCGCTAAATTCTTGGTCGGTTATTTTGGAAACATACCGGAGTATTTTTCTCATGGAGTAAACATAGACTACTTCACTCCTAGTGGAACTAGCGAACCAAAGCTATTATGCGTAGCAAATAATGGGTTTATACACGATCAAGCGGAGGATAGGAAGGGTTTTGGGTATGCCATAGAAGCTGCTAAGAGGTTAAACCTACCTATAACCATAGCTGGGCCCAGTAACAACAAGAGATACTTTGAAAAATACCCTTCTGACTATGAGAAGCTAACAATTCTATATGATCTAACAGAGGATCAATTGAAAGACTTATATAAAGAGCATAGTTGCTTCTTACACTTATCCACTTTAGAAGCTGGACACCCGAATCTAACTCTACTGGAGGCAATGGCATCAGGTTTGCCAGTAGTGGGTACGTATGAAGATGGTAATAGTCTGGATGGTATGATAGTGGTGGGTAGAGATGTAGACCAAACAGTTAAAGCAATAGAGGAAGTATTTGCCAACCCCACTAGGTATTTGTATTATTCAAATACTGCAAGAATGCAAGCTAAAGATCTATCATGGGAAAATAGAACAAAAGAACTGTTAAAACATTACACAATGAGTTTTAAAAAACAATTAATAGATAGCTACAATAATACTAAAATTATAGGAGTAAAATCTAAGCCTCTTAGTCCTGTGTTCAATATGAATTTTATAGATGGTGCTTTTTTTGAGATATTAGGAGGACCCGACAGGGAGTACAATGTCCAGTTTATAAACAAAAAAACTGGACAAATAGTCCATAAATCCAATATAAAAAAGGATCATTGGGTAAAGGCATCAATCTCATATTTTGTAGATTGGAGTATATTTGTAGACGATGGCCTAAGTTCATATGAGTTTAAGCCAGACTATACCGGTAAGAGAGTGTATATAGCTTTAGACTCAAAAGCACTAGGTGATACTCTAGCTTGGTTTCCATATGTAGAAGAGTTTAGAAAAAAACACAACTGTAAGGTAGTTTGTTCTACTTTTTGGAATCATTTCTTCAAGCCAGAGTATCCAGAGATTGAGTTTGTTAAACCTGGGGAAGTGGTGAATAATATATATGCCATGTATACTTTAGGCTGGTTCTACACCCCAGACGGGTCTTTTGATTTTAGAAAGGTTCCTGAAAACTTTAGAGACCAATCACTACAAAAGACAGCCTCAGATATATTGGGATTAGAGTTTAAAGAGGTAAAGCCAAAGATAAAGCTACCTAAAATAGGATCAAAAGAAAGAAAAGTTACTATTGCTATGCATTCTACAGCACAATGTAAGTATTGGAACAATGAGACGGGGTGGCAGAAGTTAGTAGACTACCTACTGGAGAACAAGTATGAGGTTGTAATGGTATCTAAAGAAGAAGATGGCTACATGGGAAATAAATATCCTAAAGGAGTGACACATCTACTAGATAGCAGCTTAGAATCAGTAATAAGTGAGGTATTAACATCAGAAATGTTCATTGGAATAAGTAGCGGACTAAGCTGGTTGGCTTGGGCTTTAGGAACTAACACATGTCTAATATCAGGGATAACCAAGCCTGAGTCAGATTTTACTCCAACAGTAAGGATATCACCAAAAGAGTCTGTTTGTAGATTCTGTTTTAATAAAGAGAAGCTAGATCCAGGAGATTGGAACTGGTGTCCTAAGCATAAAGGAACAGATCGGCAGTTCGAATGCACCAAAACAATCACTGCAGAGGATGTAATCTCAAAAATATCCAATCTACTGTAGGTCTATCCTGAAATATAGAGTTTTTATTCATATTTATATACGCCTATATAGGCCAGCGAAAGCTGCGTGTAAATACACTTAGAGACTCATACATATGGCCCAAATACTCAAACTCCGAAGGAGCGCTATATCTGGCGCTAAGCCTACTATATCCCAAATAGAATTTGGTGAAGTAGCAATGAACACAGCTGATGGTAAGCTGTTTATGAAGGTTAGCGGTAGCGGAGGAGATAGTGTAATAGAAATAGGGGCCAATTCTGCAAATGTTTCCGGATCTATATACCATATACCTGTATTCTCAGGTCCTAATAATATAGTAACCAGTTCAATATACCAATCTGGATCTTTTACATCTATAAGGAAAACTACAGTTCCTGTAAATCCAACAAATCCAGATATACTATTTGTAAACGGAGATGGTGTAAATACTTACAATCTTATATCTGCACATGGTAGGCTTAATAACTATGTACAAGTAAATGTACAAAACTACAGTGCAGGGGCTTTTGCTTCTTCTGACATAGTAGCTACTGCAGATAATGGGAACGAGACTGTCAGATATATTGACATGGGTATCAACAGTAGCGGATACACATCCCCAGACTTCGTAGGTTCTGCAGGAGATGCATATATGTACTCTACTGGTAATGATCTATATCTAGGTAATGCTTCTGCTGGTAAAAGGGTAATAATATTTAACGGAGGCTTTGATGCCTTTGTTAACGCTAGAGTGTTTATACACGAACAGGGTACCATAGGATTTAATACAGATACTATAGATTATGATAATCCATCGTCTCTAAGAGTATTCGCAGCAACTACTAGTTCATATAACTTAATATATGCACAAGGGGATGTAAATAATTACTCCCAGATTAATATAAAAAATATTAATTCTGGAGTTACCGGATCTTCTGACATAGTAGCAACCAGTAACATAGGTGATGAAGAAAGCTACTATGTTAATATGGGTATCAATGGAGACGGCTATAATATAGAAGATGGAATAGGCAGTCAAAATGATGCTTATTTATACTCTATTGCAGAAGACCTATTGATAGGAAATGCTGCTGAAGGCAAAAGGGTTATTATATTTAATGGTACGGGATCAGCAGTAGCCAACGCTCGTGTGTACATAACTGCAGACGGTACCGTAGGAATTAACGCTAGTGATAATAACCCATCAAATCCAGAATCATTATTAGTAGAACCTTTGGTAATTACAGGAGTAGGCCCGTCAGGTTCTTTTTCTAACTTAATAATAGGAAAGGGTATAATAAATGAAAGTTATTTACAGTTAAACATAATAAACTTAGGTACTGGATCATATGCATCTGCTGATATAGTAGCTACAAATGATATAGGAACTGAAACTGATAACTACGTTGATATGGGTATCAACAGTAGTAATCACATATTTGATCCATCGTTTGGTGTTGGTGGGCCTAGTGATTCATATCAATTTTCTACGGGTAGAAACCACTACATAGGTAGTGCTACTAGCGGTAGTTTAATTTTCTGGACTAGAGAAGACTTTGACGGTGAATTAGGAGCTAAGTTAACACTAAGACCAAATGACGTACACTCCTTAACCGGATCTCTATCAGCTACAAACGGATTCACAGGTTCGCTACAAGGGACTTCTAGTTGGGCAGAGAACGCTTTAACTGCTTCTTATATAACAGCCTCTAATGTTTACGGACCTTATGGACAAAACAGTGTAATAAGCGCATCACACGCTGTTACAGCATCTTCAGCAGACAATTTCCTTGTTAGAGGCACGCTTACAGCACAGACTATAGTAGTTCAAACTATTACATCTTCTGTAGAGTTTGTAACAGGGTCTACTCATTTTGGAACCATCATCCAAAATACACATGAATTTACTGGATCTTTATCAATATCTGGATCCTTAGTAATCAACGGTACATCATACACTGCAGCCACATCAGGAACTAGTGGTACATCTGGTACAGCAGGATCTTCAGGCACTTCCGGAACCTCTGGTTCATCTGGTTCTACAGGTACTAGTGGTAGTTCTGGTACATCTGGTTCATCTGGATCAACAGGTACTAGCGGCAGCTCTGGTAGTAGTGGCTCTTCAGGCACTTCTGGCAGCAGTGGTTCAACAGGAACTTCAGGATCTTCTGGGTCAACAGGTACATCTGGCTCTTCTGGAACCTCAGGGTCTTCTGGAAGTGCAGGAACATCTGGAACTAGTGGAAGTTCCGGTAGCACAGGTACCTCTGGATCATCTGGTACAAGCGGAACATCCGGTTCTTCTGGATCTACCGGTACTTCAGGATCTAGTGGGTCAAGTGGCACATCGGGATCATCAGGTAGCACAGGTACAAGTGGAAGCTCAGGATCTAGTGGATCTACTGGTACATCAGGTTCAGCAGGAAGCTCAGGCACTAGTGGCAGCTCAGGTACTTCTGGAAGTGCAGGATCTAGCGGAACGTCTGGTTCCTCAGGTAGTACAGGTACATCCGGCTCTTCTGGTACTTCTGGCTCAGCCGGATCTTCTGGAACATCAGGAACTTCAGGAAGTAGCGGTACAGGGTTTAATACTATAAGCAATGCTGCTATAGGCAGAGTCTTAATATCTGACGGTACTTTAAATGCAGCCACAGCATCAGCTATCCTAACCGTTAATAACGGAGCGGTGAGTATGTCTGGCAGTGCGTTCATCACTGGCTCACTGACAGTATCAAATACAATAACAGCACAGACTCTTATAGTACAAACTATCACGTCTAGCGTAGAATTTGTGACTGGGTCTACTCATTTCGGTAGTATAATATCAAATACACACGAATTTACTGGTAGCGTAACTATATCAGGGAGTTTATCTGTAAATAACAGCAGTGTTGTATTGTCTAATCAGACAGGATCAATGTCTGTTGCTACTGCTTCAAATGTATTAGGAGGTGCTACAAACTATATACCACTATGGAGTGGAGCAACTAGTTTAAGTAGCAGTGTAATGTACCAATCATCAAGTAATATTGGTATAGGTACTACAACTCCAAATGCTTTACTAAATATAGTATCAACTTCAGGAGACGCTTTTATATTTAAAGGATCTGGTGGTAAAGAATTTATTAGTATTAATCATTTGGGTTATCTTAAATCTAGAGCTTCTGACACTAACGGAGCTAATATGCATTTTCTTGATAATGCTGGAGCCAAAAGAATGGAAATGGCTGTTGATACAACATCCATGAACTGGTATTCTGATGCTTTAGCTTCTTTCTTTTTAACATTCCAACATTCAACAGGAAATATTGGTATAGGTACTACAAACCCATCATCAAAATTAGAAGTAGTTCAAAGTGGGTCAATACCGGGTATTACAGTTAAAGATGGTACAAATCCACAAATTCAAACTACTAATGGTACTGTAATTGCAAAGCTACAAATAGCAGCTAGTGCTTTAATAGGTACTGAAACTAATCACGATTTTACAATCTATACAAATAATACTGAAAAGGTGCGCATTACCTCTACTGGTAATCTCGGCTTAGGTGTTACACCGAGTGCGTGGGATAATGGTCAAAAAGTTTATCAAAGTGGGTTAGGTTCATTTTATGGTTTACCAGATGGTGGAGCAACTATTTTAGTTAACAATGGATATTATAATTCAGGTTGGAAATATAGCTCAAATGGTTCAGCAGGTAATTATCAAATAGTTCAAAATGCACACCAATGGTTAACTGCCCCAATCGGCACGATAGGCAATGCTATCACCTTCACCCAAGCAATGACTCTTACTGCTAATAACAGGTTATTAATAAATCAAACTGGTGACACTGGAGAACAACTACAAGTTAATGGTACGGGTAGGTTTAGTGGTGGGTTGACATTAAACAGAGCAGCAGGGGGAGATGCAAATGGAATAATATTACAAACATCTGGGACAAGTAATTGGTATGTTGGTAGTTCGGCTATAGGGTCTAATACAGATTTGCAATTTTATAATCATTCAGCAGCAGCAGTTGTTCTTAATATTGCCAATACCACAGGTGCAGCCACGTTTAGTAGTAGTGTGACTGCAGCTTCATTCACAGGTTCTCTATTCGGCACTGCAAGCTGGGCAGAAAACGCAATAACATCATCATACTCACTAAATGCGATAAGCGCATCATATGCTGCAACAGCATCATACGCAAACTCTTCATTTGATATAGGCATAGCCGAATTCAATTCAACTTCCTCTACAACAGCAGCAGGAACAACAGCCGTATCTATAATCCCTACAGGATCATTCAAATCAGCATTTTACAATTATTATATAATGTCTGCTTCAAATGCCAGATCAGGACAAATAATGTCAATATGGAGTGGAAGTACAGTAAGATATACCGAAGTGACAACTACTGATATAGGAAATACATCACTAGTGTACATGAGTGTTGGACTATCTAACGGTAATGTTCTACTTAATGCATCTTCTTCTGGAGGTTGGACAGTAAAAGCATTAGCAAACTTATTATAATGCCAATAACGTTTTTAAATAGAAATAACTCAGGTAATATATCACTTATTAATAGAAATAATAGTGGTGGACTTAGTATGTCATCATTATCTACTATTGTAACAGAAGGATTAGTATTAAATTTAGATGCTGGTAATGTATTAAGTTACCCTGGTAGCGGAACTACTTGGACTGATTTAAGTGGGGGTAGTAGAAATTTTACGCTAAACAACTCTGTGTCTTGGAATAGTGGAGGATACTTTTCTTTTGATGGCATAGATGATTATATGGAAGGGCCAGCATCAAATGCTTTTAATCTGGATCAAGAGCACACAGTAGAAGTCATAATACAGCCAACTGTAGCAAAAGCATGTACATTGTTTCATTGGACAGATGCTGCAGGAACAAGAACTATAAGCGGACATACTCCATGGTCAGATAGCGTAGTATATTACGATGTAGCTGGGTGTTGTCTACCTACTCAAAGAGTTTCATATGGATCTAATATACTAAATAAAATAACTATTATGACTTTTAGATGTAGAACCTCTGAATTTCCTAGAAGACAAGTATTTGAAAACACAGTGGAAAAAGTAAACTCTGGGGTAAATACCACCAACACATTATCATTTGGATCACTACCTGTCACATTAGGTAGTTTTTATAACGACAGAAGCCCCTCTTATCCAGGGAGACTTTATAATATTAAGGTATATAATAGAGGTTTAACAGACGCAGAGATGTTACAAAACTACAACGCACAAAAATCAAGATTCGGACTATAAAAAATAAAAAGTATGGCATTTGGAAATGGACCGAGGATTGTTACTAGTGGGTTGGTATTATCATTAGATGCCGGAGACAGGAATAGTTATGTGAGTGGGTCTAGTGTTTGGAATGATGTTAGTGGGAATGGAAAGACAGGAACTCTATCTAATGGGCCTACTTTTGATACTACTAATGGAGGAAGCATTGTTTTTGATGGAGTCGATGATTACGTAGCAGTTGCTGGATCTATAATATTAACTCAAGCTACTTTTTTGCTATGGATAAAAAGAAATGGTCTTCAAGTAAGTTATACAGGATTGATGCACTCAAGAGGCGGTACAGGAGGTAATGTAACTGGAATGAATGTTGATCCATCTGGACAACAAGGTATAGGATACCATTGGAATGATACAGTTACTACGTATGGATGGAATTCAGGATTAGTAATACCAGAATCTTGGAGCATGATTGCTATTACCGTTGTTTCTACTTTTGCAATAGCGTATTTGGTAAATCAATTAGGACTAAGATCAGCTACAAATAGCGTAAGTCATGCATCAACAACATTAGCTGCTTTATCTTTAGCTAGAGACAATACGGGATCAGGTAGAATTTTTAAAGGAAATATAGCCGGAGGATTACTATACAACCGAGCCTTATCAGCAACAGAAGTCCTACAAAACTATAACGCACAAAAATCACGCTTCGGCTTATAACTATGGGAGTATCAGGTGGACCAAATATGATTGATGATGGATTAGTATTAGCATTAGATGCTAGTGATAGAAATTCATATCCTGGGAGTGGTACTACATGGAGAGACTTAACTGCAAATAACTTTACTGGCAGTTTAGTGAATGGACCTACTTTTAGTTCTAATAATTTAGGAAGTATTGTGTTTGATGGTCTTGATGATTACGTATTAATTAATAGTGGAAGTACAATTTTAAATCCTACTAGTTCAATTACTGTATCTTCTTTTTTTAACGTTACCTCTTACGGAGCAAACTACGCCCCTATTGTATTTAAGCAAAATAACTATGCAGACTTTTATGAACAATACGTACTAAGCGCTGGACCCTCAGCTATATTTTTTGGAGTAACAGGTACAGACAGAGTTCAAAGAGGAGCTTTAGCGACTATGAGTGCTTTTGGTATAAATGTACATGCTGTCGGAACTTGTGATACTATTACAGATGAAATAAAGATATATATTAATGGCAGGTTAATTACAACTGGGGTATTTACATCTACTTTTGATATTGCAATAGATACACCTGTTAATATCGGAGGCACAGGTGTTTTAAAATTTGGAGGTTCATTTAGAGGCTGGACAAATGGAAAAATATATAATACACGGATATATAACCGAGCTCTCTCAGCACAAGAAGTCCTCCAAAACTACAACGCATTAAAATCAAGATTCAATCTATAAAGTTATGGCAACACAATACGCAAACGGTAAAATACAAAATCTACATATTTATATAAAAGATAAAATATGTACATATATTGTATAACCAATATGATAAATAATAAGATGTATGTTGGTAAAATGAGTAAACCTGTTAACAAAAGTAAGTATTACTTAGGATCAGGAGTGATAATAAATAAAGCTATACAAAAGTATGGAAAGGAAAGTTTTATTAAAGAAATACTAGAAGAAAATATAAAACCAGAAGAACTATCAATTAGAGAAATATTTTGGATAGAAAAGCTTAATACAAAACGTCCTAATGGGTATAATTTAACTGATGGTGGAGAGGGTACTGCTGGGTATAAAAAAACACATACCCAAATAGAAAATCATAGGAAGGCTATAACAGGGAAGAAAGCGTCTGAAGAAACAAGAAAAAAAATGAGTGAGGCTCATATTGGTAAGAAAAAAACAGAAGATCACGCTAAAAATATCTCAAAAGGGTTAAAAGGAAGAAAACTTAGTTTGGACCACATTAAAAAAGTGTCTGAAAGAAATAAAGGAAAAAAGATCTCAGAAGACCAGAAAAGAATGATAAGCGAATTTCATAAAGGTAGGCCAACTTCTGAGGAAACAAAGGTAAAGATGAGTTTGGCTAATAAAGCTAAAGTGAATATACAATTACTTAGTTTAGATGGACAAATAATAGCAACTTACGAATCTATAAAAGAAGCCATCCGTCAAACAGGAGCAACTGCTTCAGGGGTATTTAGATGCTTAAGCGGTGAAAGAAAGACTCACAAGGGCTATATATGGAAACGATTAAATGAAGACAAATGAGTACTCAGTATGCTTTTGGCCGTATTGTAACTTCAGGATTAGTATTAGCATTAGATGCTGCTGATAGGAATAGCTATATGAGTGGATCTACTGTTTGGAATGATGTTAGTGGAAATGGGAATAGTGGATCCCTAGTTAATGGACCTACTTTTTCAAATAATAGCATTGTATTTGATGGTGTAGATGATTATGCTGTAAGAACAGACGCAGCCTTAAAAAACTACACTACTATTACTGCAAATATATGGATGTATTTGACCTCATATATAAGCAGTTACGAAACTTACATTTCTTATAATGCAGAGGAGGGAACTTTAGTTCAAGGGTGGGGGGTAAGAAGATCTCTCGGTGCTACTTTTCAATATTGGGGCGGTACAGGGAATACTGGTATAAAACTATATAAAAATGGAGTACTTGCAGGGTCATCTGTAAGTACTTGGGCTACTGTTAGTAATATCAATACGACTGGCTCGTGGGAAATGATAACATTAGTTGCCACAGGAGTTTCTTCTTGGAATACACATAATAGATTTACTATAGCTAACAGAAGTGATAGCATAAATACAGCTACTAATATGCAAGCTGGGTCTTTTATTTTGTATAACAGAGAGCTAACTATACAAGAAATCCTCCAAAACTATAACGCACAAAAATCACGCTTTAATCTATAAATTATGCATAACTACGAACACAGAGAATTCATGATCTTCAACGTATCAGAACTACCAAACGTTGACTTTACTCAAGTACTAGAGACTTCTATAGATACCGTAAGAAAGTCTGTAGATCAAACCAAGACATTTGTAAAGTGGGACTCAGAAACAATCCCATCATCAGTAGATGGGTTAACTACAAAACAAGGGCCCTACACATACGATGAAATATTGATAATATTAGCCACAGAAGAGTGGACTAGTCCTATTGTATTACCATAGATCTCTATATTTATATAGGACTGTCGGATAGTGAAAACAGTAAATACATATGCCACAAGAATTTCGGATAAAAAACGGGGTCATAGTAGACCAAGGAGGGGCTAATATAACAGGCTCTTCAGCTATTTCAGGATCTTTAGCAATCAATGCTTCAGGATCTAATGTATTTACTGTTGACGGCACTTCAGGCCGTCTCTTCTCAGTCGATGATTCTCTATCAGGATCTCTATTTTCCGTCAATACAGCCGCTGGATTACCCGTAATAGAAGCCTTCTCAGATAATACTGTCAGAATTGGCCAGTATGGTAAACAAGCACTATATGTATCTCAATCTTTAGTAGGTATAGGCAAGGAAGGGCCCTTAAGCGCCACCTTAGATGTATCCGGATCAGTAGCTATAACTGGTAGTTTAAACGCACCAAGCATAACTGGTAGCCTATTTGGAACCGCAAGTTGGGCTCTAAATGCTATAACATCATCATATGCAGTATCTTCTAGCTTTGCAACAACCTCTCTAACAGCTTCTTATGCTGTTAATATGATTATATCTGGAGGATTAACAGATGTAGATTATATACAATTTGATACTACGGCATCTGTAGTGGATGCTGTGGGAAGATTAAAGTATGATTCTGGAGAAGGTACTCTACAACTTGGATTAGCTGGAGGAAATGTTATTGCAAATATAGGTGAAGATCTATACCAATACGCTTACAACAGTACAGGAAATCCTTTAACAAAAGGACAAGTAGTATATATTTCAGGATCACAAGGCAACAGAGTAGCTGTTAAATTAGCTTCAGCAGTTGCTGAACAAGGATCAGCTAATACTTTAGGATTTGTAGCAGAACCAATATCAGCTGGAGCTGAAGGATGGATACAAACAGAAGGATCTTTAAGAAAAATAAATACATCTGGATTAATAGCTGGTAGAGCTATATATCTAAGCGGTTCTGCAGGACAATATACTCAAACTAGACCAATTGCTCCTAATCACACTGTTATCTTAGGTTTTGTTGAGAGAGTAAATGCTACTTTAGGATCAATATACATAAAAATCGATAACGGTTACGAATTAGGCGAGCTCCACGATTTAATAGACACGACAACTACATCATCATACGGTGATCTGCTCGTTAAAAGCGGAAGTGTTTGGACTAATTCTAAACAACTTACCGGATCTTATCAATTAGTAGGATCTATTAATATAACAGGGTCTTTAAAACTATCAACTCCTACTTATAATACATCTAGCATAAATGTACTTACGTACAACACAGCTAGTAGTACAGTAGAGTATAGTACTATCAATGATCTTACTTTCACAAAAAATATAGTCAACGTAGGACTTTCTGGAAGTAGAGGAGTTAGGTATAACGCTATTAAGACTGCCATATCTAGCATCACAGATGCTTCTGAGAACAATACTTACACAGTAAGTGTAGCTCCTGGAATATACATAGAAGATACTATTACTGTTCCTTCTTGGGTAGCAATTAAAGGAGACAGTTCTATATCAACTGTAGTTTCTGCCTCTAACCCTAGTTCAAGTATCTTTGTAATGAGTGACCAATCTATGGTCATAGACATGCAGATTCAAGGAACTACTTTTACAGGATCTTCTGCGGTAGTGTACTCTTCTGCTACAACCCCTCAAAGAAATGCAATTGCTTACGTAGAGAACGTTCGCTTTGGAACTAACTATACAAACGCTAAAGTAATTGGTAGCGGAAGTAGTGGAAACTGTATATTACAATGTTCTAACGTTAAATACGGAGGATACACAGACGCAGGCTTATTAAAATCATTTGATGTAGGATTCCATGTAACTTCTGGTTCAAGCGGAGGTATTGGTAGGATGCAATTGAGAAACGTCACTTCTACAAATGGTGGTGTAGCAGGAAGTGACAACAACCAAATATTTGCTTTAGCAGACGCTCCTGGTTGTACATTCATTGTTAATGGATGTTTGCTAACAAGATCGACAGGAACTGCTAGAGGTACTGGATTTAAAGTATATAACGGGGGACAGCTTCGTTTAACAGGTGTTAACTTCCAAAGGTGGATAAATGGTATATGGGCTCCACAAACCGGATCAGCACCAAGTATAGATGCAATTGCACTTAACTTTGAAAACTGTACAACAGACGTATTAATAGAACATACAGGATCTACAGGTAAAGTACAAGGTACAGATAACTTCTTAAAAACCATTATCCCCACAGATGCGCCTTTATATGAAGTAGGACAAGATCCAAGAAGATTGTTTGTAGCTAAAAAAGGAGGAGATTTCACCTCAATCAGTGCATCTGTAGCTTGGATTAGTGGGTCAAACGAGAATAATCGCTATGTAATTGAAGTTGGTCCTGGCCAATACACAGAAAATACAATTGACTTAACTGGTAGACCATATGTAAGTATTGTTGGTAGTAACATTCAAACTACACAGATATTCCCAAGCAGTTCTACCCAGCACATCATTAAGATGGGCATCAATAATGAAGTATCATTTTTGAGCTTAGCAAATGCAGGATCAGGATACTCAGCAATATATGTTGATGATATTGGTGATTTTGCTCAGGTACATAAAATATCAATTTACGATTGTGATAGAGGTATAACTGTTTTAGCAAACACTACTGACACTCAATTCTATGGAGAATATGTTGATATAAACGGTACTTTTACTTATGGAACTTATATTTCCTCTAGTAATGGGGGTTCTGTATCTACTACTGTAGAAAACTACTACCTATTCCCTTCAGCAAGTGCTACTATAGGTAACTTTGTAACAGGTCCTAGCTCTAGCCTAAGTTTATATACATCTAAGTTCCTTGGAGACGGTACAACTGATTCAACAGCAGTTAAATTAGAAAATGGAGCTCAATTAGAAGGAGCTGCTATTGATATTCAAGATTGGGATTATGGATATGTAGTACCTAATGTAGGAATAGGTCCTAACTTTAGAGTAGTGGGATCAATGATACACGACTCTACTACTTATGATTTTAATATATTAAATGCAACTACAAGAGGTAGATACCAAGGAGTATCAGATCATTCTAAAATTAATAATGCAAGTGAAGATTTCTATTGGAACTTCTTAGATGATGCTGACGGTGAAAATGATATCACAAGAAAATTATCTGTAACATTTGCAGATGGTACTCATACAGACGCTACAACCCTTATCTTTAAGGGTAGTTCAATGGGTGTAATGGAAGGGGGTCAAATTACTATTTCTGGTAGTTTAACAATTAACACTGCAGCTGGATTTGGCTACTTAGAAAATTCAATAAACCCTGATGTATACCAAAGAGTAGATTGGGTTAATAGCACATTAACTCTATCTCCAAATACAAATAATTACATCTATCTTGATGAGAGTGGTATATTATCAGCAGCAGGTTCTGCTCCTAATAGTACACAAAACATTATATTAGGAAGAGTAGTAACAAATGCTACTGGGGTAGAATTTATTGATCAGAGTCCATATGATGGGGCTCACATGTCTAATAAACTATCTAAGTTTAATAGAGACGCCCTAGGACCTGTATTTGCTGATGGATCTATAGTATCTGAAAATGTTACTCCTTTTAAATTAGACGTAACACAAGGTAGCTACTTCTTCTCAGAAAATAACTTCACTCCAGCTGGTACAGGATCTATAAACTTTACACAATACTATAGAAGCGGATCAGGGTGGAATAGATCTCAAACCACAACTGTAACTTCTAATACCTTTGATTCTGGAAGTGACGTTTTAGTTCCTCTATCCTCATCAGCTTACACTAAACATACTTTATATCTTGTAGGGGATGGTGTTGATGAAGAATACTTCTTAGTTGTAGGACAAACACAGTACAATTCATTAGTAGAAGCTGAAGGTGCAGCATTGCCTACTCCTCCAACATATTTTAGTGATGGTGTCGTATCTCTAGCCTCTATCTATGTAAGATCAGGTTCAGCTAATATAATAGAGATACAAGATATTAGACCTATTATTGGTTTTAGAGCTGCTGGAGTTAACGCCTCTGCCACTCACGGAAACCTATTAGGGTTAGGTGCTGACGACCACACTCAGTATCTTCTAGTAAATGGTACTAGACAAATGTCTGGTAACTTAGGACTAGGAGGAAATAACATATACAATGTAGCACAGGTTAGCGCCTCTTCTATTATATCCCCGTCTATTACAGGATCTTTACAAGGTACTGCAAGTTGGGCTTTAAATGCGTTTACTGCATCTTCAGCAGATAACTTTACTGTAAGGGGAACCCTAACAGCTCAAACTTTAATAGTTCAAACTATTACTGCTTCTGTAGAATTCGTAACTGGATCTACTCATTTTGGTACGGTAGTACAAAACACTCACGAATTTACTGGTTCAGTATCAATATCTGGATCTTTAGTAATAAACGGAACTTCATATACAGCAGCTACATCTGGCACATCTGGAACAAGCGGTACTTCCGGTTCTACAGGAACATCGGGAACTTCCGGCTCTTCTGGGTCATCAGGAACCAGAGGCTCTTCTGGATCAAGTGGGTCAACTGGTAGTAGTGGTTCTACAGGAACTAGTGGAACATCAGGCTCTACAGGTACTTCTGGTTCATCTGGCTCAACAGGTTCTTCAGGTAGCACAGGTACCTCAGGATCTAGTGGTTCAACAGGTACATCTGGAAGTAGTGGATCCTCTGGTCAAAATGGTTCCTCAGGTAGCAGCGGTTCAACTGGTACATCTGGATCAACAGGTACATCGGGCTCTACAGGAACTAGTGGTAGTTCCGGAACATCAGGTAGCTCTGGCTCTACTGGAACTTCAGGATCTACTGGATCATCTGGCTCTTCAGGGTCTAGCGGTGCAAACGGTTCCTCAGGTACTTCAGGCAGCACTGGAACCTCTGGAAGTACTGGATCATCAGGTACAAGCGGTACCTCAGGCTCTAGCGGCTCTACAGGCACGTCAGGAAGCTCTGGCACAGCTGGAAGCAGTGGTTCTTCTGGAAGCTCCGGTACCTCAGGCTCTAGCGGCTCTACAGGTACGTCTGGATCTTCAGGTAGTACAGGTACTTCTGGTTCTAGCGGTTCAACAGGCACATCTGGTTCCTCTGGAACTGGTGGCACTAGTGGATCATCTGGTACAGGCTTTAATACAATAAGTAACCCAGCTATAGGAAGAGTGTTAGTAGCAGATGCTTCTAATAATGCAGCCACAGCTTCAGCTATCCTAGTTGTAAATAATGGTGCAGTAAGTGTGTCAGGTAGTACAATTATAACAGGTTCCTTAAGTGTATCTGGTGCTAGTGGAACTACACTATTTTCTTCAAATGTAGATACATTATTATTAACAGGGTCTGCTATAATAACAGGATCTGTTGTTGTAACAGGCAGCATAAACGTATTAGGATCTATTACAGGATCTTTATCAGGGACTGCTAGTTGGGCTATAAACGCTCTTACAGCATCTTCTGCAGATAACTTTACAGTAAGAGGAACCTTAACAGCCCAGACTATAGTAGTTCAGACTATAAGCTCATCAGTTTTATACTCTAGTGGGTCTAATGTATTCGGAGATTCTTTATTAGATAATCATGAGTTTACAGGTAGTGTAAAGATTACTGGCTCTATAGCTGTAAAAGACTTAGCTTTAAATTCAGGATTAACTCGATTCGTAGTAGTTGACTCAGCTACTGGACAGTTCTTTTATAATACAGCAGGTGCAGCAGGTTCTTCTGGTACGTCTGGTTCCTCAGGCAGCTCAGGACAAAATGGTAGTTCAGGATCTTCAGGATCAAGCGGATCATCTGGACAAAACGGTAGCTCAGGAACCTCAGGTTCTACAGGTACTAGTGGGTCAAGTGGATCATCTGGTAGCTCAGGACAGAATGGATCTTCAGGTACTTCAGGCAGTACAGGAACTAGTGGTAGTGCAGGATCATCTGGATCCAGTGGTCAAAATGGTAGTTCAGGCACATCTGGAAGTACAGGTACTAGCGGTAGCTCTGGATCTAGTGGTCAAAACGGTTCTTCTGGTACATCCGGTTCTACGGGTACTTCTGGTTCTAGTGGATCATCGGGACAAAACGGTTCTTCTGGAACATCTGGTTCTACTGGTACAAGTGGCTCATCCGGAAGCAGTGGATCTAGTGGTCAAAATGGTAGTTCTGGTACATCTGGCTTTACTGGAACTTCAGGATCTACTGGTTCTAGTGGTTCTTCAGGCTCTTCAGGACAGAATGGTTCCTCAGGCACATCAGGCTCCTCAGGATCAACTGGTACATCAGGAT